GGGAGAAAAAGTATCATATACTTGTTCATACGCCTCATTAGTGTAACTTAATAACGCAGTATATCCTAATATGCCATTACCTGCGACATTCTGAATGGTGATCGTCTCAGACGCCAACACAGTTGAGTTTACATTCTCTTCAACATCATGCAGTTCGTAAACAAACGCTTTGTTTTCCTGAACGGCGCTCGTAGTAATATCTACATCAAAGGTTCCTGTGCCACCTGAAATAACCACCGTACCTGTAGGTTTATTTGCACCATCAAAGTAGGCATAATTTGAAGCACTAGCAAACACAGGAAGCATGCCGAGTACAGTAAGAGACGATGTTGCCGACATGGTCAGCGAGTTCGAATTAATATTATTGATGGTTCCATTGACCCCAGTAGTTCTTTGTGTGTCTCCTGCGAGCAAGGTAGAATATGAAGAAGTGGTAGATTGTGTGGACAAAATCGTACTGCCTGATACACTGTCAACTATTACAGGTTCAAAACCCTGAGGTCTGTAATAGTAAGTGCCATCGGGTCCAGTCACAGTAAAAGTTACAGTGGTGGCTTCATCTGGTGTAGTATCACTCGCAGTCAACGTAAAGTTTTGAGGATCAGTCAGTGTAGTGATTGGATCAAGCGCAACAGTTGGACCTGCCAAACTAGTTCTTCTAACCGTAGTAAGAAAACTTCTATTAGATTCTTCTGTAAGATTGTCGCCAAGTGTTACATATGTTACCTCTACAGATTCACCGGAATCTGGTCCTATGATCTCTTTATCTGCACCTCCTACATATTGTGTACCAATAGAACTCGGCGTAAGACGTATAAACAATGGTTCGGGTTCACCAACATCGGTTGCTGTAATTGTAATTACCAAATTTTCATCTTCTGTAACCGTTGCGGGCATAGTTAGTGAGTATGTTTGCTGACTAGTATCTTGAACTACAACACCCGCGCTTTCACCAATAATTGCAAACACACCTGATCCTGGTGCTGTCTCTTCTCCTACCACAACAGTAAAGGTTTCTGAGCCTTCTGTTTTAAAATCATTTGCAATAGCAAGAGATACTTGTCCGGCACTGCTGGTGATTGTCAAGTCTACGGGTGCTGAAACGTTTGAGTAACCAGAGTCAAAGTCTGAAGACGTGACATTAGTGCCAGCAATCCAATACTTGTAAACACCACCACTTCCTGTGTCTTGATAAGTTCCACCTAGTGTTACATCCACAGTGATCGTATCGCCTTCTTCAGGAGCCAAATCACTTGGAGTTATGGTAACCGAGTTAGATGTGCCCGCGATAATTCTATTACCTTCTGCTAATTCAGTGCCGCCTGTGGCTTGATCATATACAAATATCTGATAGAAGTTATCCGCAGTATCACCGTCGGCAGTATAAGCAGTTGGATTCGTAACAGTTCCAGTACCACCTGATACTGTGACTGCAAGTCTGCTGCCATTTCTGGGTGGAGTACCTACCCAGTCAGCATCGTCAGTGTCAATATCATTGATATAAAAGTAAACTGTCCCGTCAGGAATATTTTGACCACCCACTGTGTAAGTAACAGCACCACCGTCTTGACCTACGGCAGGACTGCCGGTGATCGTGTAGGCGGGTGGTCCATCGTTAACAGTGAATGACTCGTTGTCTGAAATTTGAAAACCAGCGTCTAAATTATTATCTGTTGCAGTAAACGTACCCGCAGTAGGGCTTTCGTAAGTGTCCGTTGCGCTAACAGGAATAGAAGTAACCGCAGTTGATCCACCTAGACCGTCATCTATCATGGTGACTGAGCCTGTAAGATCAGCGGTTGCGATACGACCGTCAGATACCACGGCACCTGTAATCGCATAATCAATATCTTTGCCTACATTATAACCGCCTGAGGTGATTGTAATCTCTAAGTTGTTACCCTCAATAACTGTCACACCTGGTGCTACGGTAAGTGTGGGTACTACCTGTGTAAGATACTGAACACGAGAAACTTTTTCAATGTTGTTCTCATTCAGAAGTTTGATAACATAGTTGCTGTTTGACTGAGGATCACCATCTACTCGGCTTTTTATCTGAAACGAACCTGTACTGCCTGTTATCGTAACATCTTGTGCTGTGCCAGGTGATGTTGGTATTGTCGTTTCAAAGTTGGTTTGATCGGTTGTACTAACTCCAAAATCAACATACCATTTAAGAACAGCACTGCCAGCATTGGGCACATTTGTTCCGTTAATGGTAAATGTTACATTGTCACCTTCATCTGAGGTATCGCCGGCTTCTACGGTTTGATCGGGTGCATCTGTTGATATAGTATATGAAGGAATAAGATCCGTTATCGTAAGAGGGAAGTTATCAATAGCACGACCATCACCGTCTTCAATGTAGACTGTAAACGTCTCATCACCTTCGGCTATCGCTGTCTCGGCATCAATGACAGAGACCACTGAGAACATACCACTTGACCCATTGATCTCAAAGTATTGTTTGTTATTCGCATCAGGTAAACCTGTTGTTTGATCATACGAGTTAATGCCGAAGTCAGCATCATTTGTCGTACCGTGTACTCCATACCAATAGAGTGCGTCTATGCCATCAGGCACATTTGTTCCTGTAATGGTAAAGACGAAATCAGTGCCTTCGTTCTGTGTGGTTGCATTTACGCTGGCCGAATAAACGGGCGTGTTGTATGTGAGTAATGCGTCATTGAGTGCTTGAATATCAACCGCAACATCATCAACAATGAACACCTCACCGCCAAGATACATTCCTGCAGGATGAACAAACAGTTTAAACGTTTCTCGCCACTTCGCAATAGGAACACCCACACGAACCAAAAGCGCAAACGTTTGATATAACTTGTCATCTGTGATATACTTGAGAGAGTCAGCACCGATCTGTGAATCTGTTTCACCTATCTTAAAGACATTCTCTTTTGGATACAATACTTCAACGTCTTCACCATAAAAAGATCTAAAGAACCATTCTATCGCAAACTTACTACCCTTTGATCTAAACAGTGTGTTGGAAAAGTTTGCTGCCGCTCGGAGTTCAGTATCGTTTGAACCAAACTTCTGAAAATAGGATTCGCCTAAAAGTAATTCGTCCTCAATATAAGTGAGAAGAGTGATGTCGGTTTCATTAATATCACGAGTTGCAAATAAGTGATTGAGCAATTCTGTAGACTCGTTCTGATCCTGAAACTCATAATACTTCTTTAACAGAGTAATGAATTTTGGATATAACGCCGCAAAATGCTCAGGCAATATATTGCCAATAGCCGGCTCTCTCAGGTTGAGAGAGCGTCTGCGTTTATTAACAAATCTTTCGTGTGACATAATTTATACTATGTTAATGGTATTACCCATACCAGAATGAGCAGTACACTGATAATACAAGGTTGGCGGAGCACTCATTGGTACTTTAAACTGTGTGATGCCAACTTGACTTGTGCCAGATATTACTGAAACACCTGTTGTGTAAGCCGCACCTGCATTACTTACTCTGATCTCAAATGGATGACCCGAATGATTGTGATCGAATCTATATGTATCACCTCGCCTCAGGTAAAGTATAGGATCGTTTTCGCTTGTAGGGAACCAAACATTTCCTGTATCAGACAGAACGTAATCAGTTGATCCGTTGTTCGTGACATTAAACGAATACTGTACGCCGGTGCCTACCGACATACTAATGTCTGAGTCTGCACCTAGCAACAGTCTACTGCCTGAAGCAGACAGATGCATCGCGTCTAATCCTGGATTCACCCGAATGTTTGAGTTAACTTTTGTGCCATTACCTCCACTGGTACTACCACTAAACATGAGATAGTTTACTGAGTTGGCAGTGTCAGCAGTTACTGCAACGTTGGTTGCCGTTGTTGCTGTTATTGCGTCAACATCTGTGAGTGATGCACCGCCTCCTGAGAATTGTGGAGAAAATAGTGTGCCGCCGTCGGTAGTCGTGTTATACGTGAGATCTGTGATACAACCCACACTGTCTTGACCTGTTGAGGTTTCCCTCATCATAAGATAGTTAACACCATCTTCGGGAACCTTAGCAGTCGTCTGTTGAGCGTAAGTAACACCCATCGCTCCAAACAAAGCATTGCCGGGATCTTGCAAGATCGCATTGATAGGATCATACAAAAGATTGTTATCTGTTAACGCACTATCTGCTAAAGGATTCACACCACTGCCTGTGGTTTCAACCATCGTGAGATAATGAAGACTTGACAATGTTGCCTGTTTCGTATATATTTTAGTCGCTTCGGTTACTGTGGCACTCGCAGTGACATTTGTTAACAGACTACCATCACCTGAAAAGAAAGGTGCAGAAAATACTTCAGTGACGGTATTGTAATTGACTAGTGAGTTTGTATTTACACTATCTACTCCATCTAATAAACCAGACATGAGGGGATAGTAAGTGCCAGCGTCTGTTTGTGCTACTTCTTGAAACTTACTGACTCGTGCATGATCCGCACTATCTGCATTTACATTTATAAGAAGCGAACCATCGCCAGCGAATAAAGGTGAATATAATGCTTCAGTGTTTTTATCAAAATAAACCGCAGGGTCTGTATTAACACTATCTTCGCCTGTTTGTATTGGCGACATGGTTATAAAGTAATTTTGTGCGTCAACCAAAGTTGCTACTTCTTGAAACTTACTGACTCGGGCATGATCGGCAGAATCAGAACGGAGAGCAAACTGAATATCGGTAATATTACGGCCATCACCAGATGCAACACCTCCCCAGAAAATATTATCTCTAACAGTAAGATCACTGTCAATAACAGTATCACCTAAAATTCTGAGACCACATATGCCATCGGCGTCTACCGAGTCTCGGGCACAATTAATAGTGCTTGCTTCTAAATCAGAAATATCAACGCCATTGATTGTACCCGTGACCGTAAGATCACCCGTGACTGTAGATCCACTAGGATCATCATCAATGTTTTGGTTTGCGAGATCTCGGAGTGCCTGAAGAGTGGTTCTCTTCGTAATAGCAGTAATAGGTGGTCCGACATCAACGTCATTGACGATGATTTCATCTTCCAATCCTAGAGGGGGCACCGTTGTCCCGTCTATCAAATTTAAACCTGAAATTTTTATGTCTGCCATTGTACCTGATCTCGTTTCTTTGGTTTATTTATATCGGTTACGTTATGGTAACAGTAACGATTGCTGTTTCTGAAATACCTTGTTCTGGTGATGCACGATAGATAAAGGTATCTTGCCCAGTGTATCCTGGATTAGGTGTATATGTGTATGTGCCAGCGGAAGCATCTAGTACGACCACAGATCCGTTAGATGGTTGTCCACCTACAGCAACAGAGAATACTGTATTGCCTGCTTGCCAAGTATCATTGCCACTCACTGTGATATCAACTGGTGTGTCAACAGTGGTTGAGGCACTGACTGCATATGCATCTTGGACTGGATCAACTGTGATGGATATGGGGAAATATTTCGCACCCCAATCGCCTAGAACACTCACATTAAATGAGTCTGTTCCGTTCCAATCTGGATTAGATTGATAACTCCAAGTACCTTTCGCAGTAATAATACCTTCGTTGTTTGTAGTCAGCGTTTGATATTCCGCCGAAGCAGTTCCATTTTGTGGATCACTCACTGTAAATGACGTGGGTGTTCCTGGAATATTTACAATAGTGAACGGCGCCACATACTGTGCGTTATCTTCAGAAAGATTCAAACTCAAAGGACTGGCTGTCCATGCACTATCAGTACATGTCTTGACAAACAATTCTTCGTCTGTGCCGCCGTCTAGATTCAAAAAGTTTACACACGCTTCTTCAATAATCTTAGAACCATCTGCAATTGACTTGTACAGGTATAGTTTCATGTCAAAGTCCATCGTGTATATGATAGACCGCCTGCTCTCTAAAGGCGCTTCATAATCATCTGAGAACGTAATACCTGTCATGGTAATAGGCGAATCCTCTACAACATCAAAGTCGTTGAGTGGCTTGATTGTCACTGTGTAATTTGGTGTAAAATAAGGAAGAATCTGTTCAACAATCTGCAAGGCATCATCTTGTGTCTTGGCATATGCATTCAACTGAAACGATATAATGTAAGGAACAGGAGTGTATAACTTACTAGCGCCATCGCCATAGTTATCAGGAAACACTACACATGAATTTGTCCGAGGCATTTGTCGCGCGGCATCATACTGCATGGCTAATATCTCAAAAGAAAGCCTGGGTAATTTTAAAGCAATCTGTCTCTCAGCGTTTTCGCCATCGTTCATTGCATCAATACGTGCTACAAAATCTCTCTTAGGAGAGTATGACAAAGGTACTTTGACTTGTGATAATGAGTTACCTGCGGCGTCTTTTCTTACCACATATATGTCATTGAACAATGATCCAAAAACAGCAACGGCTTTTCTAATTCGCTGATGATAAAAATGAGTACCAAACATTATGGATCTCCGAACGGATTAGATTCTGAAAAATCAATAAAATTGATCTCTCCACCTTCTAGTGTTGTATCAAAGGCAGTATTCATAGCACTGTCTTGTAGATCTTCTCCTATAGCATTAGGCGTACCAGTAGCACCTGATGTTGAACCAACCATAGGAGCGGTAGTGGTCCACTCATGATACTCACCGTCTGAAGCACCTCCAGTGTGAGCAACATATATCTTCTTAGCCGATGGATTTGAATTGTCTATTTTGACAATCTCACCGGTGAGAGTAAACGAATCATTTGTTTGAGTCACAGTCTCATTAAATGCAAACGCACCCGTGACTGATGGGAATGTAAACACGGTCTGAAACGCATGATCTCCCTCAACATTATCAATTGCTTGTACACCCGTATCAAAGTCTTCGTCGTTGTACTCAAACAATTCTGCACGAATCTTAAACACTGGTATATCTTTTAACTGATAGAAAGGTGATTCGTCTTCTACCTTCGTGATCTCAAATATAGAGTTAGAAAGTGGAAGAGAAATCAAATCTCCTTCGCGAGGCCTATAAAACTGGCCGCCGGGTTCTAATGTCTGTTCATACTTAGAAACGGTTGACAAAAATCTCCTACGTGATACAATAAAGGTAGCGGCATCACGAATCTCTACACCAAACTTAGTGAACAGATCTCCTTCTCCGTCAAAGCCTTCGGTATTCTCAATATACATTTCCAGTTTATATGCATCATCAAACCGTGATACATTATCATCCTGGAATATAGAATCTTTATTGACCATCTCTCTTGGCATATAATAGACATCTTGTCCATATATTTTGAGAGATTCAATAATCAGATCTTCATAGAGTTCTTGCTCTGAGTATCTGCCTTGAGTAAAATAGAGATTAGTAGCCATGCATTAACCCATGAAAAAATCTGGTGGAAATTCGTTTTCATTACGTAATTTTTCTTCCAGTTTTTCTAGTTCTGCTGTAGCATCGTCATAGTATTGACGACCGTTTAATTGCACACCACCTGGTAAAGTCATGCCTTCAAATTTCATCATGTTACCACCCCACTGTTGTTTGATCAACTGTGTGGTATAGTCTTTGAGAAATTTGTCGTTCCAAACGTCAGCGAATGATGCGGGATCAACAAGTGACAAACACTCCGCAATGATGTAATCACCTACGGCTAAATTGTTATACTGATTAGGAGCCCATTCGCCAAAAATATATAATCTATTCTGATGCCTTGAAAAATTAACTCGTGGCTCACCGTCTAGAATATCAGCAATAAATTCTAAATACTGTTCCATCTGATAGTAATACGATAAACCACCCGCAAAGTTCATAAAGTCGCCCATGCTGTTCAACATCATCTGATACTTAATATCAAACATGTTGGTACTACCAAAGGTCTTGCTAAATGGATATACTTTGGTAAGATACAGCACTGTGTTTGGAATAGTAATGTATTCATTTGTTACATCATCGGCTGTTATCTGATGCTTAATATAAGTGGTAAAAGTAGCGTCGGCATGATACTCTTGAAACATCTGAAGCGCATCATCAACTTTATCTTCAAGTTGATCATCGTCTACATTAATTTCAAGAACAGGCGAACCTAATCTCCGCAAGCAGAAATCAACTAGTTCTTGTCTTGTTGTGGGCGATGCCATGTAAATGTCTCCGGTTTATGTTTATTTATACGACTCGGCGCCACGTTCGGGCAGTTCTTTGTCTAGGGTATGCGACACCTGATGAGGGTCTTGCAAGATGTATATTCTTTGTTTCTATTCTGCCAGACTGTGGGCGAATATCACCAATAGACATAGCCACACGTGGTGATTCAGTCGATTCAAAACAAAACGCATTAGGCCAATCGTTGCCTAAATCTCCACATTCATTTTCTGCTAATGTTCGACTTCTCATCACCATATAGTCATATAGTTGTGCGGGTGTCATATCAGGAAAACGTTCTAGTATGCAAGCAAGTTGCCCGGTGAGCATCGGTGCACCCGCCGAAGTACCATTAAATGTTCTAAGAGTATAACTTGCGTTTCGAGGATCAGCGACCTGCCCACCGTTTCCATTGTAACCCGCGGTGACACCATCTGCAAATGTATAGAAGTCTACACCTAATCCACAATTTGAATAAGACACCCGACACTCGCCTTGACCTGCACTACCGCCGGCTCTCAGTCTTGATTTTGTGCTGAGTGTTCCAACAATGTAACATCCTTTTTGGTCGGTACCAAAAGAGCGCGACTTCCAGTTTTGTGTTGTCGCATCTTGTAGTGTAACAGTATTGTTTGTGTGTTCAGTGGTGTTTGTGAAAGCCATTAATGTGTTATCATTACTAGCCGAGATAACAACATGAATGCCATCGTTGATACAGTCTTCGACATCTGCAATAACAAAGTCAATGAAACTGTTACTACCATTAGTGCCCATTACCGAATAAAAATATCGATTCCCGGCGCTGCCGACTATATCGCCTACGCCAGCCAATTGAGCATCTTCGACTTGTTGATTCGTCATTGGGTTGATACCATCGCCATAAGTAACACCACGATTTGTGGCTTGTACAGGCCATGTGTTATCACCTTCTGAAAACAGTTCACTAAAACCAGTGCTACAATTAATGATAGTAGGATTCTTAAATCCTGTTGCTTGGTTTACCGTCTTTGCATTGTGCCACGCTCGAATATAATCGAAGTCAGTGTAATTAGGATAGCCATCTGGGGAACTGAAATTGCCGTAGTCTAGTTGACTGGCAGTATACGGATCAAACGAATATATGTTTGCGCCCGGCGCCAGACCCAGCGTTGAGCCAGCGGCACATGTTGAAACCGAAGCGCCGTGTTGCCTTTGTCTGCTTATATCACTATTGCCTGAAGTGTATGGGCTGTACACATAATCCTGTGCTAAGAAATAATCAGAAGAACCAAAAGCCTCATAACCCTGTACAGTGGTCGTGTATAGATTCCAGTTAATCTCGTTAACTCGTGAGCCGCCCGTACCATCTGCGTTAATCTGTAAGTCTGGCATGTTAGGATCTGGATGCCCATCTTTAACCACAATGTCAACGTGCTTACCAGTCTCGGTGAATGTCTCACTACCGGTATATTTTTCACCCGTTACCTGATCAGGATTTAAAAAGTCATCTGCCCAGTTGTCGATAATAGACTCGTTGCCTTCGTATGTGTTTCTAGAACGCCATGTGCCCCAATTCTTTGATTGTGAATCATTGGGTGGTTCGTTTGCGCCTTTGTCATACTCAAAGTCTGTACGAGTAAATGCGGTGGGTTTCATTTCTGGGCGATCTGACCAACGAGCAACTTGTCTTACACGAGAATCAGCCTTGACTGCGGCCGCCTCTTCTGATGTGAGCATGTACATAGTTGTTCGCGACAAAGGTCTGCGACAACAGATATCGATAGCACGTTCTAAAATACCGCCAGTTGTCTCCATGTCCGCATAGAAAGTATCTAGGTCATCATGGCTATGTAATAAAACCAGATATTCTTCCATTATGCTTCCAGTGCGAGCAAGGTGAGCGTTACTGTGATTGCTCTTGCACCACCACTAAGATTGGTAACTCTCGCATGAACGGTTGTTCCCGTGTCAAGCCAACCTATGACGCCGGGTGACATCTTGATCACCTGGTTACCTGTGGTAATAATCTCTGCTACAACACCAGCATCGGGCGCAGGATCGTCTGTAATTAATCGTGAGGCGTCTGCTGTTCTTGATGCGGTGTCTGTATACAATCGCACCCATGATGCATCATTTGATTGAATCTTGAGAAGTGCATAAGTAGGTGCACCACCAGTAATGTCTAAGTCTGCTGAGTTGTTATCTGATATCGTACCTGTTGTGCCAATAATAGTAGATCGTGTACTGAGTGCACCGGTTACTCCAGGAATGGTTACTGTGACATCATCGCCGCTGTTTGTTGCAGTAACACCAGTACCAACAAAGTTGAACGAGGTCGTACCAGTCGTAAGACTTGAGCCCTCATCTGAAGTTGTGATGCTAGAGCCACCACCGCCCGTCTGATTTACAAATGAGAAGTTACCTGCGCCATCTGTCTGGAGAACTTGTCCGTTCGTGCCATCGCTTGCAACATCTGTCAGATTTAGAAGTGATAACTCAGGAGGAGTGTATGTAAATACGCCGCTTACATTACTATAAGATAATGTACCAGTACCTGATGCGACTTGTTGTACAACTGAAAGATCAGTGAGCGCAATGCCAGCACCGCCGACACCTGTATTATCTGGTCCTACAACCCAAGCACCTGATCCACCTGCCGCAAACTCGTCCCACTTGACAACATATCCACTTGTGATAGGCTCTGATATAGAAACATCTGCTAGATCAATGAGTCTTGCAACCGCACTTGCTCCACCTAGATTGCCTGCACTAGTCCCGTTATTACCCCACAGCAAAGCACCCGCTGAATCGTAAATGACAAACGATCTACCCGCACTGTCAAGCAGTCTGCCGGAATTGGTTTGAATCTGTACATCACCTGCGATAAATGTTGAATCAAGATTTGTTAATCCATTGGCAACAATATTTTCGGTTGTAAAAATGTTAGTGCTGGGATTGTATGTGAGTGTTGTTGTGTCTATCAGCGCACTATCAAATCCACCTACACCGTTGTTTGCATAAGTGAACATGAGATAGTGAGTAGCATCTGAGTCTGTGTCGCTCGTAGATATCTGATCTACGTTGGCAACTGTAGTCTCGCCTTCAAGAATGACACCATCTGATTGTCTTCGAAACAATATCTTTGCTGTAGGATCTTTTGGAAGAACTTCCTTTAACTCTAGAAGACCATCAATCGTGGTAGAGTCTAACTGAGTTAGACCTGCAACATCAAGATTGGCAGATACATTCGCACTACCTTGAACGTCAAGTGCTACCGAAGGATTGTCTGTTCCAATACCAACCTGTCCTACAGCATCAATCGTGACGGTATCGGTAGGATTGCCTGTACCGCCACCACTGAGACTTAACTTATCACTTGTACCATTTTCGCCTACGAAAGTAAGATTGTTGTTACCGAAATATATTTTCTTATCAGTGCCGTCTAACTCAAGATCTTTGTTGAGTCTCCAGCGATCACTTGATGCTTGATATGTTATTGTGGCATTTGCACCGTCTAATGTGAGACCACCACCGTCCGCAGTCGCCGCGTCTGGTGCACCTTCAGCGATTACAATATTCTTATCATCAACCGTAAGAGTGCTTGAATTGATAATTGTCTCAGTACCATTGACCCACAAGTTACCATCAATTCTTACACCGCCCGAAAAGACCGCAGAGTCAGCATCTAAGTTAGCAATTGTTATGGACTGTGTAGTGACATTACCACGATCGGTAACAGTTTGAAGAGTATCTACTTCTTCAAACTCACCCAGCGACCACGCAACACTGTCATCTAATCCAATGCCTGCTTGTGAACCAGGCTCTTCCTTGAAGACAAGAAAATAACTAGGCTGGCTGGGTGGATCAATCTGTTCAAGAGATCCTGACTTAAACGATAACTGAGTAAGACGTGGCTCTGTAGTAAAACTCCGAGTCCCATCAACACCCGATATAAAGAGTGCACCTTCTGAATCAGGTAAACCCGCGTTTGGTTCTGTCTGATCTAATGTTATGAATTCATAACGATCAGAATCTAACTCGGATTTATCTCTAAGTGGAACGTAACCTGATATTGTAGTGAGTTGCGACATCGTATCTTCCGTTTAAGCGTTCAAAGATTCTAACAATGATAGTACTAAATTCAATGTATCATCTGCGTCATTTGTTCCTGAACCACCAGCATCTGACCGAGTAACCCTTTTATGACAGTATCCATATATTTGGTTGCCCTCTTGAATAATTAATTTACCTGTCAGAGGTGTCGCCGCATCATTTTGCCTTACCGGAAACTTATTCACCAGTGGTGTTTCTTGTCCAGTGCCAACATCTTTGTGCACAAAAGAGAATCTTGATGTACCTCCTCCGTCAGAATCTACGTTAGATATCTGCGCCATTAAAACAATAGCGGTCACGCCTGGAGGTGTGTTATATATTAACTTACCCTGGCTTGCCGCTGAGTCTCTCAACGTCCAGACTTTAGTTTTAAACGCATTTAATGGAGTTGCCATGTTATCCCTCTAGTGCTAATATGAATGGGGTCATTACTGCAAACAATGATCTGTCAAATGTTACACCAGTAATGTTACCCTGTTCTCTGTTAATTGTTAAGTCTTCACCAATTCTAAAGTCACCACGTTCGTCTGTCGCAGTAAAATATACCAGACCAAAGTTTGGTGTGGCGGCATCTGCCGAGTCAAATTGTATTTCGTTTTGTTTCTTGGGTACACCACCGTTTTGTGGGATAGCCGTGAACATGTTTGTTCCGGATCCTACATATTCAAATGTATGACCTGATGCGGTAATCAATGATCTCTGATGGAAACTTACATTTTGAAGTGACTTCAAATTCCTGTTCAATGCAGGCGCAAGTTCTATCTCATATGATCCTGTTTCATCTAGAATAGACCAGTATTCAAAAAATGCACCAAATTGTGTGTTTGCATCTCCTTGATCAGATCGTCTATCTTGAGCACCAATAAGAATATAATCACCTGTGCCGCCGACGGCGACTGAGTGTCCTGATCCACCGTATTCGTCGTTACCTATTGATGCCGCATTTGCAGGAGTCAATGGTTCAAGTCTAGAGATCCTTCTCCAGTCACTTCGGGCACGTTCAATAACCGAGACTTCGTTCTTGATTGAGTTGACGTTTGGATTGTTACCAACAGCAACAAGATCACCTCGTGTGTTGATATCAACATCGTATCCATATCCAAAGTCTTTGACAGCATCATAAGGTGCTTCAATAATATCTTCTGTTACCCACTGACCTTCATCAAACAAGAAGAACTCACTGACACCTGTGTTCTGAATATACACCTGGACGTCCGTGAAGTTACCACCCGGTGTAAATGCAGGCGTGACTGACAGTGTGTTAGATGTTCTGTCGGTGATTGTATAATCACCATCGTTTGCACCAGCACCTTCAATTGTCACTACTGTGTTCGTTGGAAAATCTGTTGTGAAATTTATCCACCGATCAACGTCAGTCGTAGACAAAAGAGTACCTGATAATGTTGCCTGATCTAATTTCTGTTTTCTTGCATATTGAAGTTGACCACCAAGATCGCTGTCAGTTTGAATGTTCGTGAAGTAACCACGAGGCGCATTCTTATCACCCATGACAAAGTGTGTGGTGTTCTTTCCAAGTCTAATCTTGGAATCTCTACCGTTAGCCCCAACGTTTGACCGCGGTATGATTACCTGTGCTAGAATGAATACGTTGTCAATGTTTTTCTGATAGTAATAAATTTTATTGGTGAGTGAATTTTTCCATTGGATTAGAAGATCAGCACCGTCATCATTTATTGTGACTTCAGGTTCACCCGCGTTTGCGCCCGTACCATCAGGTATCGTAATACGTTGAGTCTGTGACCAAGATGATGAAGCCGGCGCAGTTCTCTGGAAGACGTATACAGCACCAGCACTTGCGGGACTTACATCGTTCACAGTAGAAGCGGCAAGATATAATCCACTCTCGCTCATGTCAAACGATCTACCAAAGAATCGTGATCGGTCTGCAACCTCAGCAAGATTAACAATGGAATCTTGTGTCCAAGATTCACCACTTCTTCTGAACATGTAGATCGCACCGTTGTTCTGCGCACCACCACTTCCGTCTACATTCTTTTGACTAGGTGCACTGACTGCCAGATAAGATCCGTCTTCGTTCAGTCGTGTTTCGTATCCAAAGTCAATGTCGGATGTTGTGTTTGTGCCAAATGCAACCGCAGGATTAATTGTTTGTACAAAGTCCCACTGTGGTATACCGCCTACAATGTCTGATTTGCGAATCTCAACAGCCGCCAGTTCGCCCGGCAATGTTGCACTTTGACCCACTGCGGCATAGAGATCGTTTGAACTCATGTGAACACTTGAACCATACTTAGTAAGATTAACTGTGTTTGTTTGTTTCAGTGTGGTTGATTCGGTGGTGTTTCCAGTTGTTCCCCAGTCCTGAGTAATCTCATCTGATACATTGAGAATTGTATAATAGAAGTTATCCGAGTCAAATTTGATAGCATCATTGTAGTTAGGCTTCTTGTAATCACCGAGATTCAACGTGTAGTCTGCCGAGTCTTGTGTGATAACTCCGTTGACCCGAATGAAGTCGTCGTTCTGAATATAGTTTGCGTGAAGATCGCCGTTGTAAAGTGATGGTGATCCACCTGTAGCAACAAGACCACGTTCACCGAACGATGAGTTTGAGTTTGTGAGTGAGCATTGACCGCCAGTCTCAGCCAAAACTGAGGTGGTTGTTGATACTGTAAACAATGATACTAACTGTGAGTATCCACGGTTTAGGAGATACACACCTGTACCACCAGCGTTGAACTGTGTAAATGCGTCTAGTACCATACTTCGGAGACCAGACACTTTGCTTCCATCAATTCGTAAACCAATACCAGATGAAGTCAAAGACGTACAGTTCTGTACATAAGGTGACTGTGTAATAAATGGTCCTGCTCCGGGCGAATCAACACGAGGATCAAATGCGAGAACAGCGGCACCATCCTGATGATCACGGAAGGTAATCTCTTTGATGTATACACCATTGTCTGCCCAGAAGATATCACTATCAACGTTCTTAGGACGAATGGTTGTTGTTCTGAGTGCATCACCAATAATCGCAGTCTTGGGTGGTAGTTTAATCGGGTTATTGATAACATAATCACCAGACTTCAAGAAGATCGTCGTGTCTGTCCCTTGGTTATTTGCGACAGCATTTGTCGCTCGGACAATCGTAAGTCTTTCACTCGCACCAACGTTGAATTCTTGGTGGGCTAGATACAAAGCATTGTATGTCACTTTATGACCCAAAGCAATCAGATCTGGGAATGTTTGTGAATCATATCCAACTGCCAATCCTGTAGGATAGTTGTACTGATACAAGTCTAAAGATCTGTCAGCACCAAAGAAATTGCCTAGTGTAAATGTGCCTTGATTTGTTTGAATGATTGCTTTGAGAATAATATCAAGCAGATTGTTCTTCGTAGTTTCAATGCCTGCGTCCAGAGTCTCAAAGTAATTCTTGAGAATGTTTCTCTTCAGATGTCTATATGCTTTAATGGTCATTGTGAATTCATTCTGACCTAACAGATCACCATATCCATTGTTGAATATAGAGAAGTAAGATCTCATCGCAATGGACGTAGCACTGTTACCACCATACTTGATATCATATGTCAGTGCGTCAAGAATAAATCCAACGTCACGTCTACACTTAGATTGATTGTAAGTATATGCGGGGAATATCTGATTCGCATAAAGAACTGTCTGATCTTTGTAGATTGTTTTCTGCGCCTGAATCAACAACGGATCGTTTAAAAATGAGATTGGTGTTGATGGAATCGCTGTGTTATCACTCGCAGTAATAGAATCAATAATGATGTCCATCAGATTGCCAATAGCGCTTTGCTCGGTAGTAGTCGTCACGATTTGATTGATGAAAGCCTTAAGTTGCGCATATGCCGCGGCAGTGGTTACTACTTCGTTCTGACCTAATTGATTCTTATAAGTGTCAGCAACACCGTCCAGATTCTCGCTTTGATTTGGATTGTTTTCTATGTTAAGATCTGTCTCAACCCAGTAAGATCGGGCTATAGTTTCGGCAGCATATTGTCCATCATATAGAATATCATGAACAAGTCCATCAACAATATAACCAATATCCCGTTCACACGCATCGGGATCATATTCAAAGGTGTCGTAGTTGACTTGGATCCAAGTGGTGATTTGCTTCTGAAGTTGACGCCTGTTGGCACGAAGTGCATTGGCAGCATTGACTTTATCAAGAACAACATTGGTCGTGTTATATGATATTGGATCACCATCTACTTTACCATACTCGGTGCTTTGAGTCAGCAGATCAGTAATCTCTAGAGTCCGAGCGGTCACATAAGTCTTTGTGGTAGAATCAATGCTAGGCGTGCCGTTAATAAGATCACGAAGATAGTTGATCGCAAGGATGGTGTATTTTAACTGGTCACTTTGGACTTTATTTGCATTGCCTCTTTGATAGGCTAAACCAGCAGTAATGCTATTATAATTGGTTTGGTTCTGGATGTCAAGACAAATCGCATCAATAATTAAGAGAGAGTCTCGTGCACATTTTTCATCATCAAAAGCATCCACTGGATTAGAATCATTAACGAAATCAATGACTGCATTTTGCGTTTGAGTCTTTGCTGTTTGAACTGCATTAAAGCCTGCTATGTCAGTAGCATCCTCACCTATTGTTGAAGGCAATACCAATGCCGGCATGTTTTGTGTGGTGTCTGCTTTGATTGCGTCAATTACAATATCAATTTCGCCCGTGATGTACGCAAGAATGGATGCTGTTTGATCTGTGCCTTGGGCTAGGTTAGCATCAAGAGGTAGATTAGTCGTAAGATAAGTTTTCAGATATTCATATGCGGCAATGGTTGCTTCTATTTCGGCACTATCATTGCCTAAAGCATTGACAACACCCGTAAAATAACTCTCAGCAAATTGGCGAATACACCAGTTCGTGCCGGTATCTACATCATATGCAAGTGCTTGCAAAAGAATGATCAAATCTTCTTTACATATGGTATTATCAAACGAGGTAATGCCTAATGTATTGTTAACATAGTTTATGACGGCATCAGCATAGGCATTGTTTTGCAGATTCAGTGTGTTCTGTGCCGCAATCGTGTTAGCGGTAGAACCCGTACTGTCTACACCACCGACAGTACCGGTGTACAATGAAGTATTCGGGTTAACCCAAGCACGATCTACACCAGAAGTGTATACTCCTGCGTTGATTCCTTCACGAATTCTATCGAACGGGTCATTTGTTTTGAGTGGATCACCACCGCCATTGGTCAATGCAGTCTTTAATAAATCTTCTGCATAGTTAACTGCCGCCAGTGTTGCAGCCCTTTGTTTCAAATAAACATTTTGTGCACTAGGTCGTCGGTACGACAATGCAACGAAACGATCTGGTGCTTCGCTTCCTGCAATAATGAAGAGTGATAATGCATCTACAATGAGACCAATATCTCTCGCACATTTTGCTTGATCGTATGCAGGATTAAAAAATAAATCATTGATGAATAATATTGTATCATCTTGAATCTGTAATGTTGCGGTTGTTATAGCATCAAAATCTGTACTTGTCAACCCTGCGGTTGATATTTCTACTTCCGCTGGAAGATTGTCTAAATTACCATCTTCAATTACATCAATAATAATGTCAAGCGATGCTTGAATTTCGGTAATGATTGTAGTGTCAAGACCAGTGGTGTAAGTTGACAGTATGCTTTTAAATTGTTCGTAACCAGCAACTGTTGCTGTTGTTTCAAATGGACCTAATTGACTTACACTGCCTACGTAGTATGAAGCGGCGTTCTGTCTTGCGGCAGTGTTACCACTATAAAGAAGATCGTGACATATGGCGTCAATAATATAACCTGCGTCTCGCTTACATTTATTTGTGTCATACTCAAGTGCAGGATATTCTAGATCAATATAATCAATAAGAGCGGTTACAGCAGCCGATCGATTGGTTTGAAGATTTGATACCGCAGTAATCCTGTCTCCGCCTAGTGAACCGTCGTGAGTACCACCAGGAGCAGTATAAGTTGGTGTTTCGTAAGTGGTTACAATTCCATTGAGAACATCGGTGACTCGTGCAAACAATATATCGATACTTGCATCGGACGCACCAACTAGTTTCTTGACTTCATCTCGGGCATAATTAATACCTTTAAGCGTCTTTTCTAACTGATCCGATTGGACATAAGACGCATTGGCACGAAGATATGAGAAACCCGCAGTGATGGTGTTGTAAGTAGATCCTGTAATCAGATCTCGTTTTACAGCATCTAGGATGAGACCTACGTCACGATAACATTTAACTTGATCGTAATCTGGTAGTTCTGGTATGAATGTTTTATCTACGAATGCAAGTGTAGCAGTCTGTATATCAGGCGTTTCACTTAGTATAACATCATATTCGGTAGTTGTCAACCCTGTTGTTGTTATTTCTACTTCATTGAGAAGAAGACTGGACGTGTCACCTTCTTCAATCACCGTGGTGATGATTGCTATGAGTTCATCTACCCGAGCATCTTCGGTGACACCAACGAGGGCTTTGATGTCTGTAGCCAAATTGTTGTATGCCGCAATCGTTACTTTCTCTTCGCCAGCACCTAACTGAGATACAGCACCGACATAATAAGCAAATGCCGCCTGTCTTGTTGCTGTGTTACCACCGTACAGTAAGTCTGCCACCAAGCCGTCAATGATAAAGCCTGTGTCTGCCTCACATGCCGCTTGGTCGTAAGTAAATGTAGGATACGTAGTTGAAACAAATGACGTTAAGTTGTTGACAAGAGTAGTTCTTGATGTTATAATATTTGCTGATTGCGTGGCTCTACCTGCCACCGATGCATAATCGCCTGCTGTTGGATACGTGATCGCTGTAATTGGAGTGGTAACTGTGCCGTCAATAACATCAATAACACGCTCAAATAAAGTATCAAGTGTGGTCTGCTGAACTGAACTGAAAACATTGGTTGCTGGGATTCCATTCTGTAGTGTCTTAACAGTGTCTCTTGCGAACTTTACTGCTTCAATAGTAGCATAATTCTGTTCAGATTTCAAGTATGCTGTATTCGCACGAAGATATGAGTTACCTGCGGTAATCGTCCAGTAGTCTGTTCCTAAAATAAAGTCTCTTCGGACGGCATCGAGAATAATACCTACATCTCGTGAACACTTACCAGCATCGTATGACTTGATATTAGTGTTCTTGATTGCCCAGTTATCATCCACATACTCAATTGTATCATCTTCAATCGTAGACTTGTTGGTTAGAATTATCGTTCTTTCGCTGAGAACACCACTGAGATAACCATCTAGATCAATCGCAACAGGTGCCGACAAACCAGTCAGATCACCCGCAGTAATAACACCCGTGATTTCGTCTATCAGAGCACCGATATCAGTTTGCTCAGGTGCGGTAGTAACAACAACATTAATTCGTGTTTTTAGATCATTATAAGCCGCAATTGTGGCAGTGCCTTCACCAAAGCCTAACTGTGACTCTGTGCCAACAAAGTAAGCCTCTGCGTTTACTCGTGTTCCACCATTACCACCGTACTTGACATCGTGCGCTAAAGCATCTATAATATAACCAACGTCTCTTTCACATGCCGCTGAGTCGTAGTCTAAAGTAGGATAGTTGGCAGTAATATATGCCGTAGTGTCTGATACAAGAGTCGCACGATTTGTTATCAGTGCCGCACTTGCCGTAATTCTATCAGCCGTTTGATACGTAGCAGTACCAGTCGTAGGATATGTTGGAGCAGGATAAGTTGTCGTTGTTCCATTGACAACATTAATTACCCGATCAAAGAACGTAGCAATAAGCGCATCACTTGGTACACCAACAAGAGACTGTACTTGACCCTTCGCAAACTCTAATGCCGCCACAGTCATTTCAAACTGATCACTCAACACATAGGCAGAGTTTGCACGAAGATATGCATTTGCGGCAGTAATAGTTCTATAGTCAGACGTTGTTATCAGATCATCCACGACTGCATCAAGAATCAATCCTATATCTCTTTCGCATTTAGCAGAGTCATAAGGATCTAGATTGGCATTGTTCAGATAGGACAGTACAGCATCTTGAATCGCCGCTCTGTTCTCTTGAAGAATTTGTGATGCATTGTTTGCGTCTGTCTGTGACTCTATAGGTGGATTTGTAAAGTAATAATCATCAGGCTCACCGTCATAGAAAATGTCAATAAGTTCTGTAAAGCCTGCACCTACTCGTGCTGTTGCAGTTGGATTTGATGCCACCAGAGGCGCTGATAACATGCCAACACGTTCTTCATTGATTGCTCGGCGAGTCTGATACTTCTGTTCAGTTGTTACTTTGCCGGCGTTGCCTCTTTTATATGCGAGTCCAGCATTAACAGAGTTAAAGTTTGTTTCTAATACCATGTCATAACGGACAGCGTCCATGATTAACTGCGTGTCACGTTCACACGTAATTTTATCAAACTTAAAGCCTTGCTTGGTCAACACAGTGGCAACAGCCGAGTCTAGTGTCTTCATTGAGTTCATCAATGATCGACCGTCGTTACCGTAAACTCCTGATTTAGAGACGTAATAAACATTCTCAACCTGTTCAGAACCGATTGATTCTATTGTTACCTCACCGTTTTGATCGCGCTTGATAAACGCCTTGCCATCATGCGTATTGATAGCAATTTCACCGTAATCAATCTCGTTGACCGTCGGTGCTCGGTTAGGAATATCGCTTCTAGGCAATAATATTTTTTTACGTGCTGCCATATCAGGGTTCTTCTGAAATATTATTCTTTATTTATGCGTATTTTCCACAGTCAATGACTGCGAACTCTAAGTTCTCTACTTTAATAAACGGCGCTATAATGCCAGGATCAAACGTCCAACTCGCTGAGTCTATACCGTTATTGACGTAAGTGATTGTGGCAATAGGTGTGTTTGAATCTCCTAATGCAATACCACTTTGATCAGCGTCTCGTGCTGTTGGTATATTGTTGGCAAGGATAATTCTTTTATCAGTTATTAATACTTTACCGGTATTAAGATTCGTTTGGTCACCATTAACTGTTAAATTACCGGTGATGATTGCATTTTCATTTATATAAAGGCTCTTACCTTCCAGCCATCCTAGTGTTTTTACAAAGTTGGGTGCAGTAATACCAATATGATCAGAATCCGTAATGGGATTATTTGCGGAGTCTGAATAAAATGCTTGCTTGCCGTCGTAATATCCTGCTAACCCTTTGGCTAGTTGCCCGCTCAGTCCGTCGGACCAAGTGAGATAAGGCGCACCCGTGCCGTCACGAAGCATTGCTGAGTCAGAGGTGATAAACGATTGTGTTAAAATAATTTCAGGTGTATAAACTGCGCCTGATGCCCGCATGTTGACAAACGTGGCACTATCTGCTAGAATCTGATCAAGGGTTTTGTTTGCGTCTGTAATCAGTGCACTGTTTGCTGTCAAAGTACCCTGTTGATGATTCAGCAGATCTGTAAAGTATTTACCACCAATTGTTTCTATATTGGTAGAGTAACCGCTGTCATTGTTGGCACCTGTGGCGATATATAATCTATCACCACCATTACCAAAACCATCAGTCGCATTGTCAACAAGGTAAGAATATGCTATCTCGCCTTGCTGAAGAATGACAGGCTCACCTTGAGTGCCTGATCTTCGGATAAGAATGTTTGTATGATCACTATCACTAGGATATGTCTTGCCATCTACCTCTAGAACAGGACTGTCAGTAACAATATACCCACCAGCATCGGAGTCATAAGTAATAACTCCACCGTCGGTCGCACCCGAAGTGTCTAGCCCTACTATGTTATCAATATCAACATAAGGACCAATTGTTATTGTGGATAAAGGAACACCTACAACAATTTTTTCTACTTTGGTTGTTTCACCAACTAAAACTTTATAACTAGGTGAACCTACAAGTATCTTATCAACACGGATATCTGTCATACGTTACTCAGTGACAGAAGGAGAAACGGTTATTTTCCCCTGTAGAACTCTCTCCACAACTACTGGATCGGAGCCCACAGATATTTCTACATCATATACATAACGTTTTTTAGGATTTAATGCCTGAGATTCTGTATTGGTAAGTGATAGATTTACTATGCCATCTGTTGCGGGTGATCCTATCGCGGCAGTGAAGGCGATCTTTTCACCCGCTGGCGCATCATACCTGGTAGCCATGGAAGCGGCAGCGGTGTGTGCAGTGAGGTCTTTCTTAGTGCCGTCTGGATTAACCAAGTAGATTTCTATTGCAACATCTGTGCCTTGATCTATCGTTAGATCTTCATAGTGTGCCATGTCTTATAATTTCCATATTACTATGGTTTTATTTATAAGAACTTATCTCTTCAATGATGTCATCTTGCCAATTTAACGATGTTTCATCGCGGGAAAGTGTGAAGGCAACGGTCATTCTCGTGCAATTTGTTGATGCGGCATGATAAAACAAATGCTCTTCACCATGTGAATAGGCACCAAAGAAACCTGCCTTGCATTGCCATCCCGGAGTATCATGCATTGTCACAATCGCTTTCTTCTCCATGTCCCAATACTTGAACCAACCATCGCCAGTCTCAGACCATGTAAATATAAAATTGTATGCGGGTGCGTTTGCGTTGTTATGCCACGAGATATATCCACCAGGAGGATAGACAGTGAACAAAGCGTTGGTCTTGAAGTTAAAAGAAAGCATGATATTGCTCATCATACTCTGAACACGCTTGCCAAACTCTGCCTTTTGTGCACTAGTGCTGTCGGGTTTAAACTTTAAATTGTTTGTCATGGAGTAACCATAAATGGCTTCGGGAAAGCCGTCATGACCTCGTCCCATCTCCATTATTTTAAACAATTCTTCGTCAGAAGTAAACCGTTCTTGTTCGTGTCTCTGATTCCAACAAGTAGGTTCTGTTACTAGATAGTTGTCATCTGTTATTAACCACTCTACTTCTTTGAGTTTGCTTAAAGCATAATTATTGAGCGGAATGTCTTGCATTCCTTTTCTGAAACTATGATTCATTGGTCTCTTTTCATTTGTATATTAGAGTAGTGCCTTATGACAACTGGATCTTGGTTGTGCTTATACAAGTATCCATTGAAATAATTCCATCTCGCATCGTCTTCAAAAATACTTACCTTGAGATCTTTGTACTTGGGTACTTTGTTGACCAACCACCAGAGTGAGAATTGATCCCATCGTTTGAATGATTGTGGATAATTCTCTAGATCTTCAGTGCCGTCTGCTTTCGTCGGCCACCATCTGCCCGCATATTGTTCTACGGTCAGTTCATACCACTCTTTCATAAATTCTCGTACAAGCGGGTTAGTCATATCATACAAACACACACCACCACACAGATCAAAGCCGCCGGGTTTTCCATCAGGCTTTCGCGCCCCCTCAAAAAATACCTCTGCATAACAATAGTGTCGGTCTTCGGGCAAGCCGGTAAAAACTAAATCATTGTCTTTCAATTCATCAAAAACTTTTGCAATGTCTTCATGCTCAACTTCACAGTCGGCATCAATATAAAACGTCTTGTCGTATGGACTCATTGCCATACCTTTGAGTTTGGAACGCTTATGATCTTCAATGAAGCCCAGATGATCCACTATTTTTTCTTTACCATCAAGAAATCTTTCTTCAGTAAAGAGTGCGCACTGAGCGTCAGGATGAAAATCTTTGATAGAATCAATCAGATTGATTGCCATATCGTAAAACAGTTTTTTGGTTGACGCTACAACAACATAACCTTCAGACATCTGGATCTTCCAATATGCCCATATCAATAGCAATAATTAAAGTCGCAAGGGCATTCATTTCAACTTCATTTTCTGCTCGGCGTAATTTAGAACGGAGTTTTCTGTTCTCACAATTCTTAATTGCTTCTATCTCAAACGCTTTTATCTTGAGGTCAAATAACGATTCTAGTTTTTTGGCTTGCTTTTGTTGCTCGTCCCGAACGATTTGAGTGGCACGACTATTCTCTTTCTCTTGTCTTCGCTTTTCACTTGATGCATCAATACCAGGAATGGTTAATTCACTAATGATAGAATCCCAAATACCATCGCCTTGTTCGCTGGTTAATACTTCAGTTTTTTCTTTGCCGTTCTCTAGTCTACTGACTCTAATGCATTTAAGAGCGGTCTTTGTATCATTGGTCCAAAACGCATTGTCTTGGTAATAATAGTGATTCATTGATCTTCCTCATTAAGCGACTCTACACCAGAGAGTCCATATCTCGTAAGTCACGGGCGGCTGTAACAGATTGTCTCTATCGCCGTATACACCAGAATAAAACTCAGTACCGCTGTATGTACTAGTGTATATAGCACCCTCGTAAGGCAGTTCTTTATCAAGAGGATTGAGATTATTACCGCCTGCGCCAGGCGCGCCTTCAAATATTCCACTGTAACCAGAATCATAGACACTAGTGTAACCCGCACCATCATATGATGCCCCATCATAGTTGGCTGTAATAATATCACCACCGTACTCACCCACATAAGCCGATTCATACAGTGCTTCATACTCAGAATCATATGCCGCATCATAGAGACCTGTGTAAGTTGTCTCATAACTACCAGTATAACCTATTGCATCGTAAGTTGCAACATATATTCCTACATAAGTGGATTGATATGACGGTATATAAAAGCCAGTATATGTTCCGAGATATGATGACTCATACTCAGAGGTATATGCTGAAGAGTAGTCACTGGTATATGTCGTCTCATAAATCTCACCGTCATAAGATTCTATAGATTCTCTCTCATAAAATCCAGTGTATTCTTCAGGCGATTCACGAGTGTACAAGCCTTCGTAAGTAGTGTCCTGTGATCGCTCATAAAATCCAGTGTACGTTATCCCTTCGGTTCGTTCGTACAAGCCTTCATAAGTAATATCCTGCTGTCGCTCATAGAGACCAGTGTATGTGATCTCTTGAGTTCTTTCGTAAGCACCTGAGTAGGTGATATCCTGCTGTCGTTCATAAAGACCCTCGTAAGTTATGTTTTGAGTACGACCGTAGATACCTTCGTAAGTTATTTCCTGCGTTCTTTCGTAAGCACCAGAGTAAGTGATGTCTTGCTGTCGTTCATAAAGACCCTCGTAAGTTATGTTTTGAGTACGACCATACAGACCCTCATAAGTGATCTCTTGAGTTCGCTCATACAAACCTTCATAGGTTATCTCTTCGGTTCTTTCATATAAGCCTTCATAGGTTATTTCTTCGGTTCTTTCATAAGCACCTGTGTAGGTGATATCTTGTTGTCTTTCATAGAGACCTTCATACGTTATGTTCTGCTGTCTCTCATAAAGGCCTTCATACGTTATACCTTGAGTTCGTTCATACAAACCAGTGTATGTGATATCTTGTTGTCTCTCATAGAGACCCTCATAGGTAACTTCTTCACTTCTTTCGTATAATCCAGTGTAAGTTATATCCTGCTGGCGTTCGTATAATCCAGTGTAAGTTATATCCTGCTGGCGTTCATACAAACCAGTGTATGTGATATCTTGTTGTCTCTCATAGAGACCCTCATAAGTAATGTCTTGTTGCCGCTCATATAATCCGGTGTACGTAGTGTCTTGTTGCCGCTCATAGAAACCTTGATAGGTAATATCTTGCTGACGTTCGTACAAGCCAGTGTATGTAATGTCTTGTTGACGTTCATAGAAACCTTCGTAGGTTATACCTTGAGTTCTTTCATACAGACCTGTGTACGTTATCTCTTCTGTTCGTTCGTATAATCCAACGTATGTGATGTCCTGTTGACGTTCGTACAAACCTTCATAAGTTATGTCTTGTTGTCTTTCGTACAAGCCGGTGTACGTTATCTCTTCTGTTCGTTCGTAAGCGCCTTCATAAGTGATATCCTGTTGACGTTCATACAAGCCTTCATAAGTAATATCCTGCTGGCGTTCGTACAAACCTTCATAAGTTATGTTTTGAGTACGACCGTAGATACCTTCGTAAGTTATTTCCTGTGTTCTTTCGTAAGCGCCTTCATAAGTGATGTCCTGTTGACGTTCATAAAGACCCTCGTAAGTGATATCCTGCTGGCGTTCGTATAAGCCCGAGTAGGTGATATCTTGTTGTCTCTCATAGAGACCTTCATATGTGATATCTTGCTGGCGTTCGTACAAGCCTTCATAAGTAATATCCTGCTGGCGCTCATACAATCCAGTGTATGTGATATCCTGCTGGCGTTCATAAAGACCTTCATACGTTAGATCCTGCTGTCTTTCATAAAATCCCGTGTACGTTATACCTTGAGTTCTTTCGTAAAGTCCAGTATAAGTGATCTCTTGAGTTCGCTCATACAATCCAGTGTAGGTAATATCTTGCTGGCGTTCGTAAAGACCTTCGTATGTGATATCCTGTTGACGTTCGTACAAGCCCTCATAGGTAGCATCTTGTTGACGTTCGTAGAAGCCCGTGTATGTAATATCCTGTTGACGTTCATAGAGTCCAGTGTATGTAATATCCTGCTGGCGTTCGTAGAGACCTTCGTATGTGATGTCCTGTTGACGTTCATACAAGCCTTCATAGGTAATATCCTGTTGGCGTTCATATAAGCCTTGATATCCTATGGTCTGACTTCTTTCGTAAAGCCCTTGGTATGTAATGTCTTGTTGACGTTCATACAAGCCCTGGTAAACAACACTCTCTTGTCGTTCGTATTCTCCAACGTAAGTAATAGATTGAGTTCTTTCATAAAAGCCCTCATAGCCACCAATGAAGTCGCGTGAATACTGACCAACAAAGTTTCGAGAGTATTGACCAATGTAATTACCACCGAACTGCCTACTATACGTACCAGTGAAGTTTCGTGCGTATTGTCCAGTATAAGTGCCTTCAAAGTTTCGTGTATACGTACCAGTGAAGTTTCGGGCGTATTGACCAGTATAAGTGCCTTCAAAGTTTCTTGAATACTGTCCTACAAAGTCTCTAACATATTGACCCGTATACGAACCTTCAAAGTTTCTTGAATAGTTACCAGTGAAGTTTCGTGCGTATTGTCCAGTATAAGTGCCTTCAAAGTTTCGTGCATATTCACCTGTAAAATCTCGTGCGTATTGACCAGTATAAGTGCCTTCAAAGTTTCGTGCATACTGTCCTACAAAGTTTCGAGAGTATTGACCAATGTAATTACCACCGAACTGCCTACTATACGTACCTGCAAAGTTTCTACTATACGCACCAGTATATTGTCCAGCAAAGTTGTTTGAATACTGTCCTATGAAGACTCTTGAATACGAACCTAAATATGAACCAGAAAAGTTGTTTAAATAGTTGCCTAGAAAGTTTCGTGCGTAGTTGCCGGTGTATTGACCAAAAAACTGTCTTGCATAGTTACCCGCAAAGTTTCTACTATACTGACCAATATAAGTGCCTTGAAAGTTTCTGGCATAATTACCAAGAAAGTTTCTAGCGTAGTTACCGGTGTATTGACCAGAAAAGTTGTTTAGATAGTTACCCGCAAAGTTTCTACTATACTGACCAGTATATTGACCAGCAAAGTTGTTTAGATAGTTACCCGCAAAGTTTCGTGCGTAGTTGCCAGTATATTGTCCCGCAAAATTGTTTAAATAATTACCCGCAAAGTTTCTACTATACTGACCAGTATATTGACCAGCAAAATTGTTTAAATAGTTACCTGCAAAGTTTCTAGCGTAGTTACCGGTGTATTGACCAGCAAACTGACGAGAATAGTTACCAGTAAAGTTTCGGGTGTATGCGCCAAGATAATTACCAGCAAAGTTTCTACTATACTGACCAAGAAAGAATCTGGCATAGCCGCCAACGTAAGCGCCAGCGAAGTTTCTGGCATAGTTACCTAAGAAGTTTCGAGCATAGTTACCAGCATATGTACCCGCAAAGTTTCTGGCATAGTTACCTGCAAAGTTTCTGGCATAGTTGCCGGTATACTGACCGGCGAAGTTTCTGGCATAATTACCCGCAAAGTTTCTGGCGTAGTTACCGGTATACTGACCAGCAAAGTTTCTGGCATAATTACCCGCAAAGTTTCTAGCGTAGTTACCGGTGTATTGACCAGAAAAGTTTCTACTATACTGACCAGTATATTGTCCAGAAAAGTTTTGGCTCGTAGTTGACTGTGCAAAGAAATTGATACCAAATGATGTTCCTACGGGGTTATCAAAACTGTCAGTCCAACCTCCGAATGGGTACGGCACTGACCACGTCCAATTGGTCAGAGGGCTGGGCCCGAAGGGTGGGGTACTCACAAAATAACCGCCGGCGGGTCCACTACCAAAACTGGGAGAAGTATATAAGTTCTTTGTGGGGCTTGAGTAAGGTCCTGTCGGATGAGTACCACTTGCACCTACTATCTGAACACGAGTAAAGGTGAACTGAGGGTGAGTACCCCCCGCCGATACCCTGATTATGGGCAGGTTCTGCGGCGCGCCGATTGGTACAAATTTACTAAAATTATACATGGTGACAGATGGAATACCAAACGAAAACGATGATGGACTAATAGATCCAGAGCCGCCACCGAACATATAACCATATTCATCGGACACATAAGGGTTGGGGGTCAAGCCGATAGTTATTGTAGCACTGCCTGCAGGCGTATTGTTGTTAGTAATATTTCTACTATACTGACCAGTATATTGTCCAGAAAAGTTTCTACTATACTGACCAGTATATTGACCCGCAAAGTTTCGAGCGTAGTTGCCTAAAAAGTTTCTAGCGTAGTTACCGGTGTATTGTCCAGCGAAGTTTCTGGCATAGTTACCTAAAAAGTTTCTGGCATAGTTACCAGTATACTGACCAGCAAAGTTTCTGGCATAGTTACCAGTAAAGTTTCCTGCGTAGTTGCCCGTATATTGACCAGTAAAGTTTCTGGCATAGTTACCAGCAAAGTTTCGTGAGTAGTTGCCCACATAAGCGCCTAGAAAGGTTCGAGCATAGAAACCAGTAAAGTTTCGGGCATAGTTACCAAGATAATTACCCAAAAACTCTCGCGCGTATTGACCAGCAAAGTTTCTGGCATAATTGCCGGTATACTGACCAGCGAAGTTTCGTGCGTAGTTGCCTAGAAAGTTTCGAGAGTATGTGCCAGTGTATTGACCAGAAAAGTTTCTGGCATAATTACCAAGAAAGTTTCGGGAGTATGTGCCAGTGTATTGTCCAGCAAAGTTTCGTGAGTAGTTACCAAGAAAGTTTCGAGAGTATGTCCCAGTGTATTGACCAGAAAAGTTTCTGGCATAATTACCAAGAAAGTTTCGGGAATAGGTACCAGTATATGTACCCGCAAAGTTTCTGGCATAGTTACCCGCAAAGTTTCTACTATACTGACCAACATAACTTCCTTCAAAGTTTCGTGCGTAGTTGCCTAGAAAGTTTCTACTATACGCACCAGTATACTGACCAGCGAAGTTGTTTAGATAGTTACCCGCAAAGTTTCGCGAGTATGTGCCTATATAATTGCCTTCAAAGGCCCGAGAATAACTTCCTTCAAAGTTTCGTGCGTATGTGCCCGTGTATTGACCAATAAAGGCTCGTGCGTATTGACCAACAAAGTCTCGTGAGTATTGACCACCATAGGTACCTTCAAAGTTTCGACTATAAGTGCCTGCAAAGTTTCTACTATACTGACCAACATAACTTCCTTCAAAGTTTCTTGAATATACGCCTGCAAAGTTTCGAGAATACTGCCCTATATAATTGCCTTCAAAGTTTCGTGCATACTGCCCCGCAAACAATCGTGAATACTGTCCGATGTAGGTGCCTTCAAAGTTTCGACTAAAAGTGCCTGCAAAGTTTCTAGCATATTGACCAATATAATTGCCTTCAAAGTTTCTTGAATACTGCCCTACAAAGTCTCTAGCGTATTGACCAATATAATTGCCTTCAAAGTTTCTTGAATACTGCCCTACAAAGTCTCGTGAGTACTGACCGCCATAAGTGCCTTCAAAGTTTCGGCTATAAGTGCCTTCAAAGTTTCTTGAGTAAGTTCCAAAGTAAGTTTCGGGTACTTGACCGGTATATTCTGCTGAATATGGTTTAGATATTTGACCTTCATATTGAGCCAAGTAGTTTTCTGGTACTTGACCTATGTAAGAGCCAACATAATCTTCAGGAACTTGACCAATGTACTCAGCACCATAAACTTCTTCTACCTGACCAACATAAGACGTTGTGTATTGTTCGGGTACTTGACCAACATATGCTGTTGTGTATTGCTCAGGAATCTGACCAACATAAGCACCGACATAATCTTCGGGCACTTGACCGACATATGATGTTGTGTAATCTTCCTCTATCTGTCCAACATAAGCGCCAATATATTGCTCAGGAATCTGACCAACATAAGACGTTGTGTATTGCTCAGGAATCTGACCGACATATGCGCCTACATAATCTTCAGGAACTTGGCCAGTATATGCGCCAACATAATCTTCGGGTACTTGACCCGTGTAACCTGTTGTGTAAAACTCTTCTATTTGACCGACGTAAGCACCAACATATTGTTCTGGCACTTGACCAACATAAGCACCGACATAATCTTCGGGTACTTGACCGACATATGATGTTACATATTGTTTTGCTATTTGACCAATGTATGCACCCACATATTGCTCGGGCACTTGTCCAACGTAAGCAGTTGTGTAATATTCCTCTACCTGACCAACATAAGACGTTGTGTATTGCTCGGGCACTTGTCCAACGTAAGCGCCAACATATTGTTCTGGTACTTGACCTGTATATGCACCAACATATTGTTCAGGAACACCACCGGTGTAAGCAGTTTCATACTGTTCGGGTACTTGACCGACATAAGCACCGACATAATCTTCGGGCACTTGACCGACATAAGATGTTACATATTGCTCGGGTACTTGACCAGTATATGCACCAACATAATCTTCGGCTATTTGACCAACGTAAGATGTTGCATATTGTTCTGCTATTTGACCGACATATGCGCCTACATAATCTTCAGGAACTTGACCAGTATATGCGCCAACATAATCTTCGGGTACTTGACCCGTGTATCCAGTCGTATATTGTTCTGCTATCTGACCAACGTAAGCGCCAACATAATCTTCTTCTATCTGACCGACATAAGCGCCAACATAATCTTCTTCTATCTGACCGACATAAGCGCCAATATAATCCTCGGGTACTTGACCTACGTAAGATGTCGCATATTGTTCTGCTATCTGACCAACATATGATCCAACATAATCTTCGGGTATTTCACCTTGATATGCACCAACATAATCTTCGGGTATCTGACCGATATAAGAGCCGACATAATCTTCGGGTATCTGTCCAGAGTATGCCCCAACATATTGCTCGGGTACTTGACCGATGTATGCGCCAACATAATCTTCGGGTACTTGACCCGTGTAACCTGTTGTGTATTGTTCGGGTACTTGACCGATGTATGCGCCAACATATTGCTCAGGCACTTGACCAACATAAGCAGTTGTATAATCTTCCTCTACCTGACCAACATAAGCACCGACGTACTGTTCGGGTACTTGACCAGTGTACGCTCCTACATATTGCTCAGGCACTTGACCTGTGTATGCACCGACATATTGCTCAGGCACTTGACCTGTATATGCTGTTTCATATTGTTCTGGCACTTGACCCACGTAAGCAGTGGTATAGTCTTCTATGACTTGACCAGTGTATGCACCGACATATTGTTCAGGAACACCACCGGTGTAAGCAGTTTCATACTGTTCGGGTACTTGGCCAACATAAGACGTGGTATAGTCTTCTATGACTTGACCGGTGTATGCACCCACATAATCTTCAGCAATCTGTCCAGCATATCGTGTGGTATATTGTTCAGGCACTTGACCAGTATATGTCGTTGCGTAAGACTCTTCAACTTGTCCGACGTAAGTGGCAATATATTGTTCAGCAATATCGCCTTCATAGAATCCTTCATAGGTCTCTTCTATTTGACCTGTGTAAATTCCTTCATAAGTAGACTCGTATCCAGTTGTATAACTGGAATCATAGGTGGTTGTATAGGTTGAATCATACACTGTACCCGTATAGAATTGTTGCTCATAGACTTCCTCAACAGGTAAACCTTCATACTTGTCAGAGAAAAACTCTACATCAATTGCGCCGTCATACTGACCAAGATATGATCCTTCATATGAAGTTGTATAGAGTGCCTCATACACAGACACATATTCGGAGATGTACGAACCCGTGTATCCTGAAATGTATTCACCGACATATGAACCTTCATACTCTGTAGTGTATGTACCTACATAAGAGGCGATATACTCTGATTCATATTCACTAACATAAATGCCCTCATATGAAGCCACATAAGTGCCGATATAGGTTGCCTGATATTCAGACTCATATTGGAATTCTTCGGTCCGATCACCCTCATAGCCACCCGCAAAGTCATAATTTAATCGCGAGTCAACGGCTTTGCCTCTGGGTTGCCATACACCAGTATCTGTGGGAGCACCTTGCGCACTGCTTCTTAACTGATAGGTACCAATGCCCGTGTCCATAATGACTTTTTTAGATCGTTCACCTAAAGTGAAGTCAATCTGAGGTACAGTCATCTCTTGCAATGCTTCAAATACATTATCGTTCTTGCGTTTGATTGCAAGTGGTCTTATTTCTGTCGGTACTATATCTGAAGTCTTGATGTATATGCTGTATGTTATCGCAGTACCGTCTGACCGAGTATCAGTAAAGATGTTTTCAAGATAGGCTGTGTAGTCAGCACTAGGCGCTTCGTTGGAGAGTCTGTACGTACCAGGTCTTTCATTCTGCATAATGTTAGAAATGACTCGTGCGCACATCACTTCTAGTTCATTATCATTCATTTCTTTCAGACCGTTTCTCACACGATCAAAATAAACTGGATTTCTTTTCTCACTACTTGTCTGAAGAGGTATTTGATTGTTGTTTTGGTATAGCGGATGAGATATGGTGCTTGCGCCAGGCGCATTTCTATCTTCTACCCGTGTTGTTCCAACAAAAGAAGAACTTACCTGTGCGGGTGTGTTTTCAGAATCTTGTGATGATACATCAAGAGTCGCTTGAAAGAGGCCAACGTTCTGAGTAAATGATATCTCATATGTTGCGGTGAACTGACCCTTTAAACGTGGATTGGTAAACTTCTCCCAGGTGACAACATTACCATTAATATTTGATGCGGCAGGTGTCGCAGTGACATTAGTGACAATATAAGCGGGACTGGTATTAAACGTTAAACTGGCTTGAAGTTCTTCAAACCCATTGCCCGTAGGTGCAGTTTCGGTATCAAAGATGACATTGATAATAATCGTATCATCATCATAACATAACGGTGGAAACTCAACGGGATTTCTAAATGTATTGGTATGACCACCACCTACGGACCTAACATCTACTGTATAGTTTCGTGTTCTTGTAACAGGTGGATCACTCGCCGCATTCTCATCATAGAAGGTATCAATGTACGTACCAACGTCCACACTGTTCGCTGTTTGACCAGATGTGAGTGAACTTGCTTCAGTGGTGGTAATATTACTTAGATATAGACCCGCACGATAGGCTAACCAATCTTCTTCGGATACCAGAAATTCTTTGACCGCACCATCATTGGCTAAAGAATTTGAAAATCTAAAAGGTCTTGAAGACACGTTATACCAATCTTATAAAATCATTACTGCTATTTATAAGTTTTTGGTGAGCAGTGTGAGCAGATCTTTTATATCTTTCATATCCGTCTCCATACTACTCAGGCGAGTCTCTATTAATTCTTGCTTTTGAGATTGTTTTTGACGGGCTAATTTCTTAGCCCGGGCTAGTTCTACCTTTTTAACATCTACATTTAATATTGTATTGGTTTCGGTGTCGCGAACTAGCCCGGGATATCCTCGAACTTCAATTAGATCCCTCATTAAGTAGCAAGATACTTAATATTAAGACCTCTAATGGCAGGCGATTCAATAGTGCCTTTCATCACATACTTTGTTTGGACTTGAGTGAACTCTTTGAGAGAACCACCTTGACCACCTGGCAAATAGTTTGCTCGGGTGAATTGTCCAGCCGCAGTATTTGCTACTGATGATACCGGTGGCTTATAGATCCAGTTGCTCAGAGTAATATCTTCTCCTGCAACTGCTGTTCTATAATAAAAGTCTACTCCTGAACCAGGCGGTAGCGAAAGATCTGCTTGTACATCTATACCTACAGCAGGGACTTCCAACGTAACCGGTGTTGTGATGTGTTTGGAACCGGTACTACCGCCAGAGGGTTCAGTTTCATCTGTAGACCACACAGATATCGTTTGATCTGCTGATGCTTGATCAGGATCATCAATGCATTGTTCTACCAATGTCAATGATGCTCGTTGCAAATCAATAATAGGTGAAACATAATCACTAGTCGTTTTCAAATCTAACTTGACATATGCACTTGCGTTTTTACCAGCCACCGCACCACCAATGCCGCTATCAGTTTCGGTGATACCTGCGTGATAGATTGCTCGCGGCGAATCAAAGTTTATGTTTTGATCAGCGGTAAGCCTTTCAAAGTTGGATGTTAACCAGCCAGTACCAGGCTGAAAACGATTTGCTACATCACCGCTCGCATGAATACCTGAGATGAATCGTGCTGACATGTCAACGGATGTTCCTTCAGGTATAATCTGCTCTACGGTTGGGTTTGCAGTATCAAAGACTCGTGTTTGCTGTGTGATACACTCAGAACCACCACCGCTCATACTTTCACCTAACCACTTTGCTCCTAATGTTACTTGGAAGCCGTGGATGTCAGCCTTGACCACGGTAAGAATCTGATTAATATTACTAGATGCAGTTAACGTTTCAACACCATCTGTAATATCTGTCGCACCGCTAATTTGAACAGTATCACCTGCTTGAAGACCATTACAAGGCGCTCTCACATACATTGCCGTACTGTCATTCACCAATCGGATTGGATTATCGTCAAGAAGAACATTAGGTGCATCCGCATTCTTTAACATAAGTGTACCACCACCTAAGTTAAACTTGGCTCGTGCAATTCTCATCATGAGGTCTTGATCTTTTGCTTCAAACCAGTGAATACCATTCTGTGGTAAGAACAAAGATCCTGGTGAAGGCTGTGTTGACACAGTTCTTGCTGTAGAACCTAACACAGATTCACGAGTCTTCGCACTAAACAACTTATAGTTTGAAGATTGTGATGTGATCACAACTGCATAGTGAGTCCAAGGTTGTAAGAATACAGGCTCATCAAATACAAACGATGTTTCGCCACCTTGGATAACCGATAACGTAGGACTCAGACCAATCGCATTTATCTCACTAGGTGATTTAAATACATGTGAATCTGGAACTATATCATTATCAGAAGGTTTGCCATTTATAACAGGTCTGATATGAATAGAGATAGGCAGTGTATCATCTTTTGTCTGGAAAAACAACCCTATTTTCGCAAGGACTAGACCAAACGGATTGTCCACATAGAACGTTTGTGCCATTGGATTCTGTGGTAAGTTTGTGGGTATAATTGCTGTGCCCGCAAACTGCTTGTTGTTGACATTCACATAATCCGATATGACTTGTCCCATCTCTCCATTGTATGTTGACAATGTAGAAATAGGAGTCGTGTCTGGTCCATATCTACCTGAGACTTGTGGTTTATACAAGCCAACACTGCCCGCAGATACCTCATTGACTGCTCTTCTGAGTTCTTTCTGGTTGAAAGCATTGGGAAACAGACCATAACCAGTTGATAATGGCCATGCATATGACATACCGCGTGTTGTAAGTATGTTTCGATATTTGTGCCACATCGCACCAAATACACTGTAGTATGTAAATGCTTTGCTGTCTGCGGCTGCCCAATCATTGACATTAATATCAAGCAGTTTAAACTCACGAATACCGGCTCTGAACCTGAGATAGTTCTGAAGTACTCTACGTCTTTTGCCCTTCTTCGTCAAGTAATAAGATGGCTTTAGATTAGGAATGAAGAATGATCCTTCAACATTACCGTTGGCATCTGAGATCAAATCAGACGCAGTGTCGGGGTGACCTGTCAATGTGTTTTGAGTAAACAAGTTTCCGTTGTCGTCTGTTCTGTCAGAGAACTGAACAAAGGCTTCTTCTTTACACCATGCAGATACATCTTTGCCATCAAAAAACGGAGTGAACTTAGTGTTAGGCTTAAGACCTTGCGCCTTGAAGTAGACTTTACGTGATCTCATCCAAGGTATCAAAGCAAGATCAATATAACGTCTTCCCACTCGCATTCTTAATGTGTCGTTTTGAACAACTCTTCGTACAAATCCAAGAGTGTCTGTTCTACCACGTTCTGACGCATAAGGAGATATTGCGTTAACTGCGTCTCGCGAGGTAGTTGTGGGCTTTCCACATCTGCCTACAGTACCTCGAGACTGCCAAAGATCTTCGTCATTACGACCTTTCCAGTTCCACTGCCAGTTGTTCCACAAGAAGGCTTGCTTCACATCTAATTTACCAGCGCCTCTTAATGCTTTGATAGCATCTTCTTTTGAGTCTTTCCATTCATCAGATGAAGGAGATAATTTGATGACGCCTACATTGTCTACTCTTCCAAACGGATTTGGATTGACTGATCGTGAAGCGAGTGACTGAAACTTCCACTCATCTGAATCATATGAAAGATAAACATTGTCACCTTTCTTCAGAATACCAGGATCAGTACCAGGAATTGTGGGATTGACAGTACCATAGTTAGGCTCACAAATCAAACGAATGTTGTCTTCATTAGCCTTGGGTCTAATCAATTGATTTTCAGGATCAATTGATGCGGCATAGTCATCGTTCTCTGTATCAGAGCCAGTCTGATCATCGCCTAGATCTATAGAAAGACCCGCATCTGCTCGTTCTTCGCCCGCACTATCTAAACTAGGAGTATGGAACGCACGGAGTTCAGCAATATTGAACTCTGTATATGTTCTAAGATCATCTATCTTATTCTCTAGTTTGCCAATATCTGCCATAGTGTAATGCTTGTGTTCAATCGCACGAGTCTGAAGATCGTCTGCGTCTGCCGTATTTGCATTCATGAGAACCTGATATAACTCCATAGAGTTTTCAGGAGTAGGCTTTAATTGTGGATCACGCGACTGTTGACCCAAAAGCATTTGGATTTCGCCACTCTTTGTAGCGATCAACTTGTCAGCACGTGGTAACCAGTAATCAATTTTACCTAAAAATGCAGTGCCACTGCGAGGTAATGCCATGATGTTTGTAAAAACACCCGAAGATGATTTGTCTGGCCTTAAGTCTAAGTAGTTTCTCAGATCAATAACAGTACCGTCTGCTGTTGTATGCTCGGGTATATCTGCATATGTAGCACCAGCATATGATTCTGGAGAATAGAAACCACCCACACCACTGTGTGCCCAGTACGTATACTGAACCCATACATCACCGGGGTCTGTCTCACCTTCTTTTAATATCAGGCGACTGTAATCATAATAGTTGTCTCGCTGACCATCATCTAGAACAAATCGGTCGCTTACATCAATACCACCGGCAACTGTGCCTTTGGTAATCAGGGATACTTGTTGAACATCAGGAACACCAAGATCAACAACACCGTTAGTTACTGCATACGTAGCGGCAGTAGATGTCGTAAACGTCTTCGTCTTCTTGGCAGTCTCAGTGTCTTGAATGTAATAGATCAATCTATATTCTACGTTAGAGAGCCCCGTGATTGTCGCATCATAACTAGGCATTGCTTCGGTTACTGTTGGTGTAAATGCCGCTTCAGTACCATCAGTCTTGGCGATCAACCAGAATTCTTTGTCTGAGTATCTGCGAGGACCTGAGCCGTTACCCAACTGCGTCAATGAAAACGATCCTGTAGAGACAGTGAACGTTTGACTATACTGTGCAGTAGATAAGAATCCGCCATCGGCAGCGGCAGTTGACGTGGCTTTTAATCGTGGTCTGGCTGTAGGCATTAACAAGTCGTTGTCTGTTGCGCCATTCAAAAACGCATCAGTGCCTGTTTCGTTTCGTATCGCATACTTACCAGTAGCGGCAGGATCTTTGATTGATCGGAGTTTACCTAGATCACTATCGCCCAGCGATAATGCGGTGTTAAACGTAAAGTCAAACAAGTAGAGTTTAATGTTATCGCTCGCGGCATCAATCGCACGAACTCGTGTAGTACCAAGAAGTTCTGTTGCGTTTGTGTCTGAGTACATGTTGTGAACAGTACCAAGATCCAGTTCTGGCAAATCACGGGCACTGTCAAGAAGAACATAGTTACCGTAGATCACAGACACAGGCTCACCCGGAACACTTTCAAACGCTTGAGATCGTGGTATAATTAACTCAATAGGTGATGGATTGTCAACACGATATCCACTTACATAAGCAGTACCCGCACCGATAGTGACAGCCAAGTTCTCTGTGTCACCGTCTATCTCATCAAAGTCTAATGTGAAAGGATTAACAATGTAATCACCAGACTCTTCTTCTGTTCGCAGTGCCATAGCATCTGCAATCTTATTGTAAGAGTCCGACTCTTGAACTTCTTCTACAATTGTGCCATTTTCAACTCGTGCAAGAAAGACAAACGTGTCATCGGCAGCGAGGTCAGCCTTGTTAGTTAACTGAAGCGTAATTCTGTATCGGTCAGCGCCCGGGCTCGCGGTGTTAGGAGTATCGCCAGCATTGTCATAGAGTGCCGGACTGTCATTTACAGTGACCACTTCTTGAATGACTTTAAATCCAATATCACCCTCAAACGTAGCAGTGTAAGGAGATAATATGAGTGATTGAGGTTCTGAATATACAAATCGCCCGAGAACAAAAAACTCGCCTGCGTCTACTTCAAACCGTGTACTAAAACCTGTAGGAGTAAGTGCTGTAGCGGTCATTGTTTCAGAACGTCCAACAACACTTAGCGATTTACCTACACCTGAACTAAATCGTACAGGCTCGCTACTCAAAGGCTGGGATGCGCCATCTATGTACTGAATATACAATGTATTATCAGTGATGGGTGCAGACACAGTGCCTGAACCTGTCGCTTTGACTGCTATTACTCTTGCTCGGATATTCTCTGGGTTTTGTTGAATAACAGATCCAACAGGAATATCGGTAAAGGTTCCACTGGTCATTGTGACTTTCACAAAATCAGTGTCCGTTATACAGTCCATGTTACCCGCAGAAACAGCCACGCCTTCTTTGAACACATTTCGTCCAAATCTACCCATCTCTTGGTAGATCATAGTTTGAAGTTGTGTTAACTCTCTTGCTTGAAGTGCCCTTCCAGAGTTAAATAGTATCTGGTGATAATTGTCATCTTCTGTCCAATCGTCGTTGTACGTTCCAGATAATGTTGTACTACTAAATGTGCTTGCCATTTTTTATCCTAACTGAATAACTATTCTTATGTCTTCGGTTTGTGTGTCTGCTCTCGTAATACCTTCGGTAACAGTACCCAGACCAAGTGAGTTTACATTATTTATGTACAGTATTTCACCCGTATATGGATTGAATGTAGGTTCTACTTTAGCAACATATGTTGCTTCCACTGACGATGGTATCGTTTGTACTACCGAATTATTTGCTGGTGTTGGATCAACCGTCCATTCACCAAATCCGGTCGTGACATCTTGATAATAATACAGTCGGTTGTTGACCGTATCATGAAAAACGACCTTTGCTGTAGCGGTTTCACCACTATTGGTAATGGTAGCGTCTTCAGAAAATGTTCCGCTTGCACTGATGCCAGAAAAATACTTTGCGCCATTTGCGGTGTTCTGTGTAAAGTCAACCGTTGGATCAGCCGCCGTTTTAAATCCTTTGACAATAGACACCTGATTGAAATCGTTCTCTGCGAGAATGGTATCAAACTCATCACCCGCAACATCTGTCTGAAGCATAAAGTGCTTTGTCTTGAGTGTGCGTGATGGATTTGCATTCAAACCACCATACGGTGCAATGATAGGTCGCAACACTGCGCCCACACCATCTCCACCTGTTACTTTGATTGACGCATAATCATATCCACTACCATGAGAGAATGTGCCCGCGGCATCAGAGTCAACACGAATTCTCACAATCTTGTTTGCATCAACTTCGGCAGTAAAAGAAGCACCTGTGCCATTACCCTCAACAGTCAAGGCAATATTATTGCTGGTGTTAGAGAAACCATAACCACCACTATCAATCTGAATGTTAATGATTTCACCACCTACCGACGAGTCTTGAAGATTTCGTTGAATACTTTCTTGTGGTATAGGTAGAAACACCGATGTGTCAGTGATTGTCTTAACAGGCAACCAATCGTTTGTTTTAAAAGTTGCTACGGCACTATTGCCTAAAGGATACAGAAAACGCCACTTGTATTGATCAGTGGTTCTAAACGTCTTTCCTTTTGAGACACCTACTTTGAATGCATCTGCCAAGATTGATGATGGTTCAACAATAGAAGGCACCTGAGTACCGTCTGTAAACTTGCCTGTTTCAACACAGACAAACACTTCGTTTGCACTGTTGACAACATAAAAACCTATATCTAAATCATTGTCATAACTTGGATATATGGTTCCTGAGTTCCAAGAGTTAGATGGTACCACATAAGAACTACCACCGACAGTCTTTACTGCTAACATTGTGTGTCTCACACCCTCTTGAAAAGAATCAGACTTGATGTCTTCACCTTCAGTCAGAGGATCAACTCTTGAATATGCGAGATGATAAGGCGTGGACGCACTGTCTAGATCCTTCTTTAAAAGCCTAAATGTGTTCTCACTAAAACTGTTGGTTGTAATAGATGTCATATTTTTTCTCTTTTCAACCTATCTATTTATACGGTATCTGTGATAACGGATGAAGCATTTGAAGCAGATGTATCAAAAGCCAGAACGTTGTTCCTTTGTGCATTGATCGTTGCTTGGTTAGCAGGCCTTGCTGTTATCTTTAAGTAAGGTGTTGCAGTCGCAAGTGTACCAGACCAACCACTCAATGAAATCACACCTGTCGTTTCATCATACTCACCAATGTTATCAATGAATGTCGTACCTTGAGATGCATCAATGACCTCAATGACATTTGAGTTCAATCTATTCCTTAAGAAACAATTTCTTGAATCAATAGTGAATATATCACTTCGGACGATGTAATTGGTATCATCAGGTGCGGCGATTGATGCAGGATATATCAGACTATACGTGCTTTGACCCACCGTCGGTATAAATCTGTACTGCATTGTGATCTCTGCTCGTGATGAAAGAATAGATGGATCAGCATCATCAATTAACGTGAGAAGATTAGATCGTCTAAACGACTTATCAAATCCACCTAATTGATCATTGAAGTAATTCTCCACAGTCTGTGTAACAAGCGTTTCAATCGCTGTCTGTGATGAACTTGTCAGTGTAGGATTCCACTGGAACACACTGTTGACTTGCAAGAATGTCGTAAGAGGATCTGTAAAATTAACATCAAACGATGCGACCGACAGATTCTTTGCCAGATCTATGACGCCAGTCTTTGTTGCATCTTGAATAGTAGTGTCTTGGGTATTAAATACAATAGACACATAGACTGAACCATAGTTGGCAGGTACGTTATCTTCGCCACCCCACGATTTAATATCGGTGATAACATTGCCATATGATCTTAGAATTAGTGAGGCATAATCTTTAGCAGTTACCATTCTGTTTTGAGCGGCATACAAATAAGGTGCGTTTTTCCGAATAGAGGCAATTTCTTCTTTCTCTGATCCAGCAGTCGCACTCTTGACTGTAGTAATAACAACAGGCAGCGACTCACCATTCCCATCAAAAACAGCATCAACGGCTTGAAAGGTTCTTGCGCCGTTGGCTTCTGCGCCTGCTACTTGATCGTATATGACTTCTATCTTGTTACCTGCGTCTGGGAACTGACCTAACTTAGCACCATTACCAAACGTCAACTCATAGTCACCATTCGGTGTTTCTTTGATGACAAATATCTTAGAGTTCTTGTCAATGTTTACGGTGTCATTGAGGTTGTTATACACATCATAGAATGTTGTAGAAACATCTGTATAAACTCTTACCTGGACAGTATTCAGATCTAAGTTCTGTGTCGGTAATACGTAACTTTCGTTTTCTTTTGCAGGACCTGCAATAAAGATATTTCGCTTCTGTGTGCCTTCGTGAATCGCAACGTTTCTATTCTCACCTAACTGAAAGAAGTATTGGTTAGCACCATTGTTGGTTGCGGTCAGTGTTTGGCGAGTTTTAAACGTGTATGACTTGTTATTAACAGATGTGGTCAATTTAAAACCAGCGGGCAATGTCATTGACGATGGAAATAATGGGTTCACAACATACAAATTAATAGAAGCACATGACGCATTTTTAGATCCTACCGTGTAGCCTAATCCACCAGCAAGACTTACAAGTGACGATCTTAATTGTGCTGTAGGCAAAAACGATTCGTTCAGTGCAAAGTTGGCAAGAAGAGAATTATAATGTGTGTTATATGCCATTACATCAAGAAGACTAGACAACCCGCTTGCCTCAAAATTGTAATCAGCAAACTCATCGCTCTGTGCCAAAAACGTTTTAAGATTGTTTTTAATTGTATTAAAATCTAACTCAGTAGATTTTATTGTGGTAGCCATCTATATCTCCTATGGGTAAATTCCAGGTACTGCATCGTCAAACTGTATCGTACCACCGCCTTCTGTGACAAGACCTCGCAGATCTTCTGTGAGAATTCTATCGTTAGGTGGCGGTAACTTAGCGGGTGCTGGATTAAATTCTGGTGCACAATCTTCGCTCGCACCTAACACCAACTTCAATACGTCAACAATACCAGTATTAACTATTCTGAATTCTATTATAACATTAACGGTATAACGATCTGGTCTTGCTGTTACCTTGAGATTGATTATTTTTACACGTGGCTCATATCGAGCAACCGCTGATTTGATTCGTGTCGCAATCTCTTCGCCTGTGTTTTCATCTGCCATCTCAAACAACAAGCCAGATAAATTACCACCAAAGGCAGGACGATATGGCTTTTCAAATCTGTTCGTAAGGAGCAAAGATTTGAGTGACTGCTTTACACTCGCGGCGTCTGTCTTTTTAAAGACATCACCATCTGTAGCCGTACGAGCAAAGAAACTCAAATCAAAGTCAGACCAAGGTATCTCCTTGGTTACGCGAGGACTCTTCGATAAGTTTCCGTCTTCGTTTGAATTTGCCATTATTATACCCTAATTAATGCTTTTATTTATATGATTATTCAGGAAGAATTTCTAAAAGTTCGTTTCTTGTTTGTACTTCGCCGTTATATGTTGTCTCCAAACCATATTTGTAAGATACTTCATACGTATCAGGCACCTCAGGTGTTTCAATAACAATCTGGCACGTAAGAGAACCTTTTGGATCAAACGTGTCATAGTCCAGTGTCAGTTTATCATAGTCAATATAATCTTTCCAGTAGACTGCCAGATCAAACGTCTTCTCGGGATCTGTTTGTCCAGAACGATCAATCAACTGATAAACGACTGCTTGACCTTTTCGTCTTAGATCTAGAATACCCGATGGTCGTTCACCAATATAGTTTGGCTTGTTGACAACCCATCCAATCACATCGTTCTGATTTCGTCCGTCAATTCCTTTCTTCTTTTCTTTGTATGATGCACCGGGCGTTGCACTCGCCATATTTTTTGCAGTGTCTTTGTTACCTGCTTGAATCTCTTGAACCTCAAACTTAGGATTAGGTTCGTATATACCTTCACTGACTACCAGTCGGTGTTGCTCAAACTGTTTCATGCCCGAGATAGACTGGATGATTTTGGCATGAAGCACCAGATTTCTTGCTAGTTGCTGAAAGTCAGGTGGTCCATTAAATGAATCGTTATATAACTTCTTTAACTGTGTACGTGATCCTGGTGCACCCAGAAACTTAGCCATTGTAATACCAGGACCTAACTGAGTGGCAGATGTAATAATCTGACCGGTAGGATCATATTGTGCATCAACTAATATATTCATTTATTCACCTTGAAACGCTTGCTTCTATTGTCAGCAGGATTGTTGCCTAATAATTCAACACCAAATCGTATAGTACCTTCTTTGTTTGCAGATCGTCCTATGTTCTTAGGTATGGTCTTATTGTAGTTCTCACTTAACAGCCCCTCACTCACTAAGATGCCAGTCAACTTTCCGTTCTTCATATTTGCGGGTGATCGGAGTTTACTTCGGATCTCTGCTATCGTAGGATCAAAGTTAAACAGATCATCATAGTCATCTGACTTGAGTATCTTATCTTTGAGTTTAGGATCTACTGCCACATTTCTCACACCATATGCACTTGTTGCCAGCATCAGTTCAACGATACCTGGATTTGGTAATGGTGCAGTGGGAGGCAAAACTGGATAGGGCATGATGCCGGGCTTAGGTGGTACTATCGTGGGTTTTGGACCTGGCTTTGCGTCTTTGGCTGTGACTGCTGTAAGTGCGGCACCCGCACCTATGGCGTAGCCCGCCTGAGATGCTTTCATTGCATAATCAGCATGGAATGCTTCTGTTGCTCTTCCTACCAAAGCGCCATAGAATGTCGCAATGTTTGTTACACCGCCAGGAAGTCCACCGTATGACTTGCCGTAATAGTCAATCAAAGAACCACCAATGGTTCCTTTGTGTCCGATTAATGAAACATGTCTAGCAGAAATGTTGGCTGTGCTTGCGGCGGCAGTCCATTCTGATACTGCCGTAGTCACAAGATTCTGACCTGCTGTCAGTTCTGTTGAGCCCACACTGCGATAGTTAGCATTGCCGGACACAATCGTATTGTGGTCATCAAGAATTACTTCTGTGTTTTTGCCTATCACGTTTGCACTTCTTGATCCACGAACGGTGTAGTTTTGATCACGATCAACAGTCTTGGTGTGTCTGCCCTTGACCTTCTCTATCTTGTCACCCGCAATGTTGAGATTATAGTTACCCTCAACATCTAGATTGAAATCACCAGCCACTTTAAAGTTAACATCACCCTTGTAAATAAGATTGCCTTCGCCTTCTACAATGACAGTTGCATCACCGCCTGTAACCTGTACAGTCTGTCGTTGTGATGAAATCAAAACACTACCGTCAGCACGAAGTTCCATGCCAGCGCCTGTTCTGTGTTTGATCAGAATTCTCTCACCGCCAGGAGTGTCATCTATTTCAATAACATGACCAGACTCAGTTTCTTGAACTTGATTGAACGGGTACTCTGAGGATTTCTGATCCGGTAATTGTAGATCAACCCCATACACACTGCCACCTAGAGCCAGATTGTTGATCTTTGCACCAACAGCCGCTTTGTTAATACTAGTGCCGAAGAAGTAGTCTCGCTTAGGATATTCGCCTGTAGGATCAACCATGCCATCAGTAGGCACTCCTTGTGTTGCTTCTTGACCCTCATCAAGATATTTCTCTCTTCCTGAAATATCGTCTACGGTATTAGTCATAGTGTTTTCCAAACCTTGTTAAAACATAATCGGTAACTTCAAATCCAGGATCAACGTTCTGTCCTGTAAAATCTAACTCAGAGTGACCTTTGATAATGCCTCCTGGATATATCGCAAAGAATGCTCGGCACCAATGATCAAAGGTATTTATTTGGCTTCGTGTCAATGATTGAGATGATAGGAAGTTAGCCGCGTTAGGTGTACCTGTTGGAGCATTAATGCCACCCACAAATACAAACGACAATGTTCCTTTGTCATAATCAGGTGTGTGTTGTCCATCTTCGTTGACTGGACGTCCACGTTGCAGAGATCCATCACGCCGACATACATAATGATATCCCAGACCATCTAGTCCTGCCGCTAGGTGCCAAGAGTTAATCTCCTCACTACCCACATTTTTGTTTGTGTGTGTCTCTGTCCAATGAACTACAGCCGTGACCTCAGGATCCAATTCACGAGTAATCGCACGAAACTCCGCCGATAGTTCTTCTACGGACGACACATAAGGAAACACTGGATTGCCTTGCCCTTTGTTCCATGACTTTGAGTATGATCCAATTTCATATGGGTCAGAGAACACCGTAACGTCCGGTGGTAACCGTGTTGCACTGGCGATAGTGGTGTCAATAGACTTCACAAATCGTCTGAGTTCTTCATAAGACAATCCGCTACAATCTGAAAGAATCTGGATTGCTTTACTCTCATCACCGGCATCACCCTGCGATAGTGCAATGACTTCTTGAATCTTCTCGTCAGATAATACCGGACATATGCCACGAATCTGATCTTCAATCTGTGTCAATACTTTGGTACTCAAACCTTGTATAATACCAGATTCGCTATTGTTGCCTGCTTGCGTTTTGACTAGACCTTTATACTCTTCTACGTTTCTTTGATAATCATTTTGTGTGGCAGTTTGTGTACTTACTGAATTCAGAACCTGAGCACCGTCTTTACCACCACTTAGATTGGTAAGATCGTCTTTAGCACCTTCTATGTTTTGTCTTATCTCATTGCCTCGGGTAACAATATTACTCAAGTCAGTAAGGGCATCGGAGTCTATGTTTTTGATAGCACCAAAGAGTTCATCACTATCTGTTCGGCCTAGAACACCACCTGTTCCTGGATTTGATGTGGTAGCAGTAGAATACGTGATACTTCCGTCAGAGTCTACACTGGGCGGCTTTCCCAATCCATCATCAAGCAATATCTGATATGAAACAAGTTTGTTTACATTACCAGCCGATGCCAAACCCTGTGTGATGGTTGATTTAACTTCGCTCGTAACACTTTTAATTGCATCGGATGCAAGACTGTTTATGGATGTGGATGTAAACGCACCCACTTTACCTGCCACCAAATCTTTACCCGCACTAAGAAGACCCGCCGGCGATGCATTTGTTGCAACCTTTTGCAGATCTCCTATCATGCTTGATGGATCAGTGGAGATTCCAAGACCCGTGATCAATGACAGAATACCTGCGAGGGCGTCTGCACCACCTTCAGGATTGAGAGATGATGTGACGGGCAATGTCACGCCTGTGTCTGGATCAAACGTGAACTCAATTTCAACTTTGGTGCCTAGTTTACCAAGAAGTCCAGCGACAGCACCTTCTACCATATCTGTTGCCATGTTCGTTAGACTTGACGCATCACCATTGAGAAGTCCAGTTACTGTGTCTTTGGCTTCATTGAGTTCACCTTTAAACGCATCTGCTTGTTGTGTCAGACTCTCAATACCGCCAGTGACTTGACCCGCAATCTGACCTGTTACACCAGTAGTCGCGTCTGTCAATGCACTCTTGGCATTTGCCGCAGTCGCATTAATACCCGATCTGGATATTGCATCACTGGTATTAGAGACCGTTTCCTTTAACTCTTCACTATAAGACTCGGTTGAGGCATTGGCTACCCTTTGCGATACATTCTTAATCTTACCTGTTTTAGCGTCTACTATTTCAGTCATTATGTTAATACCTCTTCATATGCGCGTTGGGCTAACTGATCACTTTTTGCAGTAGACTGTAAATAGAAACTATTGACTGCTTTACTGGCGTCTTTAATATTGTTAGCGGATAGAATTTTAGAATTGGCAAGATTAAATCGTGTTCTCAATTCAAACAACACGTACTGAAGTTGGGTAGAATACAACTGAGGATCTATCGTCGGTTGATACTGTTGAGCAAACCGAAGCAGACCCACATAACGACTACCTACCGAAGCATTGATATCCCATTTGGCAATGCCTCCGCCGTCAGTCTTAAATGAATTCGTCTTTTGAAGTGCACCCGTAATCGCGGCCGCATATATCGCTTCGTAACCATTGTCTATAAAAAACTTCATAGATTGTTGGCGTCTCAATCCAATTTCGGCTTCGGCTTTCTCATCATCTAGTAAAGGTGATATGATAACATTTTGTACTCTGCTTTGATTGTACTGAAATCCATCGCTGAATCCGGTTGTCTTATTCTTTTGAATAGACGATGGCATCTCGGTGTGAGGTAGTGAACCTAATACAAGTGGTATTTGAGATGCAACACCATCCATAAAGATACCAAACACAAACGCACCTTTTGTCAACTGAGGTATTCGTCCAATGCCCGATGATCCACCTTCTGTTGTAGGTATCAACACTTGTGCCCAAGGCAGATCGGCTTCTGGTATTTCACCCGTTTCTGGATTGTGAACACCAATAATTCGCACTTTGACTCTGCCCTCTAGACCAGCCGGCGGCGCAGAGTTAATGACATAACCTAGAAACCAGCGATTGTCATCACCATAATACTCTTTTTGTATAGGTCTTAATACATTCATTAAATTTCTGCGTCTTCTGGTATGTCGCCAATCTTGGCTAGTCTGAGGGTTGCGGCATGATTCTCTTGTCTAAAATAATTCTGGACTGCCATAATCAGATAATCACCACTCTTTTTCTTGTCTAGTCTGTCGTACAATGTGGCTTCGTCTGATGCTTCGGGTTGTGTTGAAAGGAACAACACACGAATTCTTGCACCCACTGAACACTTAGATTCTATCATAAGTCTTCCATCAATACCTATATCTATGATGTTCTTCTTGAGAATGGCACGAATGATCTTGTTCTTGATCTTTAGTCGTGATTCAATCAAATTACCATTTGTGTCTGTCAGTACTGCTTCATCATGATACCCTAAAAACTGATTATAGGTGCCTGTTGATGTGACTTGAAAGATATTGGCAGAGTTATACTCATCTGCCAGTTTATCACCAATTAACAGTGATGGATCAAACATCGTCTGTGCGGTGTTTGGATCTAACAGATCGTTTATATAGAACTCATCAACGATGTCCCGAATTGAAATATGATCGCCTAACACACTACCACTACCTGCATCAACATTCGTGTACATTGATCCCACGTTGCCATTCTCCATTTGCAACATCAAATTATCACCGTTCTGTTCACGATAATTTAACACCTGAAAGTACGGTCGGAGTCTTTCATCTTCCTGATCAAGCGCCGCACCCGCATCTGCATAGCGCAAAGGAAAGTCTTTGTTGAATATAGGTTGTTGCATCAAACCATCAAAGTCAGACAACAAAAGATTGTTGCTGTATAGTGTAGAGTAAAGATATAATGGACCACCAATGCGAGTCGTCGCTCGCGTCAGTATCCATTGGATCGCCTCTAGTGGACTCATGTAAGGTACAACGATCTTTCGTACACCTTGGGCAGAACCACTCTGAGTGATAAACTTTTCAACAGTTTTGCCCAGTTCAATACTGCAAATGTTAGTAATGATATCTTCAATGTTACCTGTAAAAGATCGTGAGATCTGTTTGACAGAATCTATATACAGTTGATCTTCTACCAAAGACACCGAGATGATTTCGCTGTTATCGTTTTGACGGAGACTGTCGTTGATCTGGCTAATAAAGAAGAACTTAGTAAACACCTCGCCTTGAGGATCATTGGGATTACCCAGAACGATTCTAAACTTCTCTGTGCCTGCGATTGACAATGTGTCCTTGAGACCGAAGTCATCAATGAACACCAGTTGAGCATCAATATAAGGCTTGCCTATGTTCTCAAATGTCTTGAACTCTAGAAGGCTAGACTTGATATCAACTTCTATATCATTGCCCTGCACTCTAGAAGATATAAGAACAGCCTCTAGAATTGTATTGTTTGTTTCATCAGCCATTAGCCGATTGCCGCCTTGAACTTACCTGCTACTTGTGCGATTAGATCTGATTTGATGATTCGTATTCTTTTCAGTTCATCATTCTCTTCAATCAAATGGTCTAGGTTTGTGACTTGAATTCTTGTGGCGGGTATTTGATACGTTTCTGTTTGATTGTTCCACTCACCAAAGTATAAATCAATAGGCAAACCACTGTCGTTTCGGTACTCATATGTACCAAAGTATTCTCTCACGGTGCTCTCTAGCATCTTGGTGTGTGCACCCGTAGTATATGATACTTGAGAGGATGTGCTGTAATCGCTATCACGATCAATATTGTAATAGGGTGAGTAGAATGTGATTTCACCAACTTGAAGATTCTTGCTCTTGACGATCATGGGTCTACCATTCAACAACACCTCTTGACCTACAGGATAAAGTTCAGTCGGAGGTATTGTTGTTTTGTCAAGTCCCCATGATGCCGCACTGTCTACGGTATCATTTGCGAATTCAATCTTGCTTGTCCAACCGGTGTAGAGATCGTTCTGTGCTAGATCATAGACGTTTTGCATTGATAATGGCCAACCGCGTTCACGAAGTTTATCATTCATCACAAAAAATGTCCAGTCATATTCGCTGGTACCATACAGTCTGTGTGATAATGTGTCAGGGCGTTCAAAGTCTTTTATCTCATACTCAATGTACGCCGATATCTGATCCGCAATCTGATCAATCGTATTGGTAAACTTACTGATATTCTGTACAGCCGTCGGTGTGATTTCATCACCAAACAGATACAGTGTCTTTGGAAAATTCTTGAAATAATTACTCATTAGTAACCCTGCCTCACCTTATCTTTATCCAGTGCCACAATCTCTGTGAATCCAAGTGCAATTCCAACCTCAATGAAACTACCGTCGTTAAACATTCCATCAGCGGTCTCGTTAAATGTTGTATCAACCTTTTGAAGATAGCATCGTTGAATCTTGAATCCAGGATTACCACCCTGTCTGTTCTTTACTTCTATCTCAAACACATTAGGATACTTGTACGCAAGAGGCACACCCGAGTTACCGATAGGCACTTTCTCAGGATATAATTCTTCACGAAACATCTGTACAATGCTTTTGATCGCCCGGGCCTCTTCGGGTGAATTGGCAATCATCTTAAAGTTAAACGCAAAATTTCTAATAGAGGCTTTTTCAAACAGTGTTCTTGTGTTGGGCGCACTTGCAACTCGTGACGCTGAACTTACTGCGGCGCCAAGATTACCTGTGAGATTAGAACCTAAAACAGCACCAGCGGCACCAGCGACACCGCCACCAATCTTAGGCAACAAGCCAAGACTAGCACCAGCAATACTGCCAGCGTTTGCGGCGACAACTTGACCTGCGATTGCACTCGCCGCTTTGACTAGTTCGCCATTTGCTGTAGTAGCACCCGCAAAAGGATTTCTACCTAGCAATGCGTCTTCGGCTGCCCCACCTAAGATACCAAGATCAGCGCCTTGATATGATACTGCATCATTATATGCCAGACCTTTTGGTAAAGGCAGTGTTATCTTGCCATAATTTTCACCACCTGAATTGTTCTCATAACTGACCAACTCTTTCTGTTTTTTCTTAGAGTCTTCAATGATCTGTTTTTTGTCTTGAGATGATGTGCTTTCGTCGGCAACAGACTGAGTAGTGACACTGGTCAATGAGTCGTTATTTGAGTTAATCACCTTCGTAATGCCAACAGCATCAAGAATGTTTTCACCTTCTATTTTAATAACCTTAAAGATGATTCTTGCAGGAAAGTTCTTGCTCATACTCAGCGGATAAAAAAGATCTCGTGCTTTGTCTTTGTCCGCTTGAGAAGAACCGGATGCCTCCGCGTTTTCAGAGTCATCTGCTTTTTCGCTGTACAATTCTTGCTCGGCATTTGCCTGATCAATCGCATCCAATGCTTCTTGATTAGCCCTTTGCCGAACGGCTTCTAGTTGCGCTTCTGTTGCCATATCAACTCGCTAAATACTTTTATTTTATTTATAGGCATTTATGGCATACTCTGGACGATATAAAGTTAAAAACCCTTTAAAGTATAAAGGCAATGCCGGCGGTGTCATTTATAGATCCATGTGGGAAAAATACTGTATGATGTATTTTGATGCTCACAGTGATGTGGCATCATGGTCAAGCGAAGAGGTTGTGATACCTTATCTGTATGAGGTTGATAGAAAATATCACCGATACTTTATGGACTTCAAGGTGACATGGAAAGATGGTACAACCACACTGATTGAAGTCAAACCCAATAAAGAAACTAAACCACCCACAGGCAATAAGCGTACCAAAAGATACATTTCTGAAGGATACACCTACGTCAAGAACATTAACAAGTGGGAAGCCGCGGCTGAATATGCTAAAGATCGTGATTGGAAGTTTGAAATATGGACTGAAATTGAACTGACCAAAATGGGTATCATGCCTAAGAAACTAAAACCGTTAAAGAAAATGAAGCCCTTTACGAGGAAGAAATGTACGAAACAAATTCGGTAAAATCGTATAAATAAATGCATGAGTCATTTAAAAGAAATTAACGAAACATACTTTCAGCATCTACGATTTGCTTGGAAAGTTGCGGTCGTGCTTCTAGTGCATGGTCTATTTCCAAATCTCTGGCAGAATAAAGCCCGAACTATGATGGACAACCGACATGAGTAATCTCTTTCAAACGGTAGAGCAAGAGGCATTTCGTGCTGGTATTACGCCTCGCACCAAAGAATCACGCGCATGGTTCCGCAAAAAAGTGCAGAGAATGGGAGTCAATAGGCGTGAGTTAATGCGGGAAGAACCTATTTCAAAAGAGAGCGATACGATTACCGGCAACATGTATATGTTTTTCTACGATGCAAAGCATAGAAAGACACTTCCGTATTGGGATTCGTTTCCTCTCATTATTGCCATTGGACCTGCTGAGAAAGGTTTTTATGGCATGAATCTACACTATCTGCCCATACCATTGAGAGCCAAGTTTCTTGATGAACTGATGGGTGTGACAAGCGACAAAAAATATAACGAGAATACCAAGTTCAGAGTGACATATAGTTTTTTGAACCGAGCGGCATCAATGAAATATTTTAGGCCCTGCTACAAACACTACCTAACATCGCAAGTGGAAGGTAACTTCGCAAAGGTGCCTGCTCCTGAATGGGAGATTGCTACGTTCTTACCAACAGCACAATGGCAAGGTAACAAGAACCAGGTATACAAAGATTCTAGGAAAAAGATAAATGCTTAAATTAGGCACAGTAGACGAAATCAAGTCTGCAATAACAGACGGTGGTGGATTCAGCAAGAGCAATCTGTATTTCGTAAAGTTTCCCACAGTAGCGGGCATTACGGGATATGATATGGGGCTTTTGTGCAGTAACATAAATTTACCCTCCCGTCAGTTGACCAGCGTAGAACGTGACCTTGGTGTCACACGACAGAAAGTTGTTCATGGTTATGTCAACCCACCTATCTCAGCCACATTTCGTGTTCTGAACAACCAGGGTGCCAGAAATTATTTTGAGTCATGGCAACAGTTCATTTTGCCCGAATACTCGGACGATGAAGCCAGATTTGAAGCCAAGTATCCCGATAAATATACAGCGCCGCTTCACATATATCAGTTAGAACGTGGTAAAGGGTTTCCTGTATTCAACAAGCAGTTTGAAAAGAAGTTAGGACCAATCAATCTGAGTCTTGATATTGATGTTGATGTAGCCACACCTGCTATTTCAAATTACCACTGGATTATTGATCGTGCGTTTCCTGTCAACGTTTCATCCAGCGAGATGGCAGATGGATCAGGTGAGATTCATACGGTGACTGTGAGTTTTGAATACAAGAGTTGGAAAGGTGAACCTGTAAGTAACGGCAAACAGAAAGCATCTATTTTTATTAATCGGTAACACATGGAGTAAATTATGGCATTACCACTATTGAATGACGTTCCAAAGTATACATTAAAAATACCATCAACAGGCAAATCGGTCAAGTATCGTCCTTACTTAGTCAAAGAAGAAAAGATTCTTCTTCTCGCAAAGGAGAGTAAAGACCAAGATCAGATTATGGAAGCAGTGTCGGATACGGTTCGGGCATGTACCGCTGATAAAGTCCGACTTAATGATCTTACAACATTTGATCTAGAGTATCTCTTTGTAAAAATTCGTGCCAAGTCTGTCGGTGAGACTGTAAACTTGGTGTTGCCCTGTAGTGAATGCAAAGCATCCAACGAAGCATCATTGAATTTAGATGAGGTCCAGTGTCCTGTAGACAGTAAGAAAAAGAATGTGATCAAGATTGACGATGACATTTCTGTTGAGATGAAGTATCCAAGTTATGTAGAGATAGAGCGTACCGAAGAAGCAACAGACGCCGCATTCAATATTATGGCGAGTAGTCTCAAAGCAGTCCTTACAAAAGATGAACGAATAGATGTGAGCGAAGAACCACAAGAGACAGTTCTTGCGTTCCTTGAGTCTATGACTAGCACACAATTTGCAAAACTGTCTGACTTTGTAAGAACAATGCCACAAGTAGAACACCACATTATATTTGACTGTGTGGAATGCGGGCATCATAATGATATTGAAGTGCGAGGTATGCAAAGTTTTTTTTAGTTGGCCTCTCCCATGAAGAGTTAGCAAATTATTATAAAACTAACTTTTTGTTGCAGAGGCATCATAAATATACTTTGACAGAACTAGATATGATGATGCCTTGGGAGCGAGAAATACAACTTATTATGTTAATGCAAGCATTGGAAGAAGAAAAACAAGCCAGAGAAAAACAAAATAGGTCGTAGACATGGCAACACTACAAGACGTAGTATCGGAATTAGAACTCCAAACAGAATTTATAAATCTGCAAACGGACAACATGTCCAACTTTACGAATCAGTTGAAGCAGGATGCTGAACTTCAACGTGCCGCAATGCTTGAAGCGGCGACTGAACGTAGGGCTGGAGGTGGTGGTCCAGGTGCTCCCGCCGAGCCTGCCGCACGAGAAAGTGAGCCGATAGGCGATCCAGTCATACCATCCAAAGAAGCGGGTATCGTTGCCGCTCTGGGTTCTGCATTTCTCAAAGGTGGTCTTGGCATTGGTGCGGCTGCCGCTGGTATTGGCTATCTCATCTCTCAAATTAACGACTTTGGTCCTAGTCTGTCAAGAATGGCAGTAGGTCTTGAAGATCTTGAGAATGCACAGATTACCGGTGATCAGTTTCGCTTAATAGGAGAAGCAATCGCTGAACTAACCAGTGGCGCTGGTATTGGTGGTGCTCTTGGAATTAGGATTCTTGCGGGTACAGCATTCAATGATCTAGCAGATGGCATTGAAAGACTCAATGAGGTTGAGTTTGATCCTGAGGCGCTTCGTGCAGTAGGTGAAGGTATTGATGGAATGCTCGCACCTCTATCTGGATTTGATCTAGGTGAAGCAGGCGTTCTTCAGATGATGGATGACAATCTTGTTGCTCTAGCCGATGGTGTTGATGCGCTGGCCAAGGCTGAAGTACCGACAGTAGAGAAAATGCGAGGAGTCGGTGAAGGGCTTAACGCAATTCTTGAACCTCTCTCGGCAGGCGATATGGGTGAAGCCGGTGTCTTCCAGATGATTGATGACAACATGCTAACACTCGCCAATGGGCTTGTGCGACTGAATGATGTTGATGCCGCTCAATTAGAGACTCTGGGACCTATCATCGGTATGGCATTACAATCTATTCTGGATGGCACAGACGATCTATTAGGTGCTACTGGTTTACAAAGTATTGATGACAATCTGATACCACTCGCAGAGGGAATGGATAGACTCAATGCGGTTGACGAGCAAAGATTTCTCCAAGTGGCTGGTTTCATAGGTCCTGCATTCCAAAGAATTCTTGATGGTACAGATGATCTTCTGGGTGCTACTGGACTTCAAGGTATTGATGATAATCTAAAGCCGATTGCTGATGGTATCAAATACATGACAAACGTGGTTGATGAAGATACGTTCATGCGGTTTGATCAACTCAGTCACTTCATAGGTCCAGCCTTTCAGCGAATGCTAGACGGCACAGATAATCTTCTGGGTGCGGTTGGACTTCAAGCAATTGATGACAATCTAAAGCCAATGGCAGATGGCATCAAGTACATGAGCGATGTTGGTGGTGAAGTGAATCTTGCCAACGTCTCTAAGATCGTTGATGCATATAATGAATTGGGCAGAATGGAAGCAATCAGTCCAGTCAAGATGGAAAACTTTTCTGAACTATTAGGTGCAGTTTCTGGTCCTACAATC